TAATCATAGCCAGGGCATATTTCACAGGTGCCCCTTTGATAAAGACAGCTAGCTCCGAGCTGTTCGTAACCTTCCCATTCTCCACTAGCATAACTGGTTGACGCAAATGATCATTCAATCGTGGCAGAACATCCTAGACTCAATTAGAAACGGCGAACCAGTAACCGCAGAGGTTGCCAATCGCGCCATATTTCAACTTGCTCAAAGAACTGAGCACCTCAAGACTCGTCAGGATGCGCAAGATTACGCCCAGGCACTATTCGTAGCAGACGCTCCGTTCACCGCAGATGTCAAAACCGGTCATGCGGTGTACTTTGACAAGATCTCAAACAAATTTGCGCCAGCGTATGCCGAGATGGTATATAAAGATGGTTACCTATCCTTAAGCGAAGCAAGCGCAGTGGTCGGCCTCGTCGTTAACAAGGATACTGCGGACTCAGGTGTAATAGTCGTTGAGGGTCTGATTGATCCGACTAAGTATACCGGCATAGACTGCACCGGCGACGACATGACGGCAAATATGCTGGTAAATCAGAACGACAGGGGTCTGCTATATCTGTCCTCCGGATTTGCAAATGCCGGATCCCTGATACCAAAACCTGGAGTGCTCAACGTTCCAGTATGCCATCTTTTTGACTCAAAGCATCTTTTGGTCAGACCTCCAGTATCGTCTGCCCTTGAGACACAGGCTCTTAAATTCAATCTACATAGCGGACCCGCAACGCCAGAGCTTATACTGCAGAGAGTGTCGGGGTCGACAACAGAGAACTTTGCATCTGCGCCGTTCTTAGTTGGAGCAAAGGTGCGATTGGTGTCCGTCCCTTCAAGCAATCCTGACGGAGCTATTATAGACACCTATTTAACCGCAACGGTGCACAAGATCGACCTTACCCCTGGTAAGATATCGCTGATAGATGTTAAGGTCTCAAAGCATCTGGTGGAATTGCTTGGATCCACAAATCCCCTAATAGGCAATTACTCCTCTGTGATGAAAGCTCCATCGGGAAGGGAGCTGGTCTTAAAGCCTATGGATTCGCTGACAGGAACCCAAATAAGCTACAACTCAGCCTCCATTTCCTCATACGTATCCGTAATCCTAAACGAACCTATTGGACACTCCATAAATACAACCTACGTGGACAAGAGTCTTCCAGGATGGTTGCCGGCAACTTCTACCTACTTTCCTGACGTTCAGATACCTGCAGGAGCAAGATATGGATACAACTTTGCAGCCGACAGCAACCTGAATCAGCTTTTTCCAGAAGGCGTAGTTGGAACTTACGTAGTTTTCAAGGATGGCCAAGCTGTATCCTCCCAAGTAGTCAGCACCAACAGCAACGCTATTTGGTGGTTTGACAGCTTCAACGAACTCCCTTGGGGCAAGTTAGGATACTCCCCCAATGATAGACATATACTGCCAAACACCAACATAACCTACACTGATTGGACTCTAGATGACGCTTCGGGCATCATAAAGCCTACCCAACTTACTCTGGTATATACAAAGTTGGTAAGCGGTGGGATCAGGGTAGTGACATCGTTAGAGGCCGATACGAATTCTCCTATAACAATTACTGATCCTAACGGCAATCCGGCTACAACGGGACCGCTAAAGTTAAGTGCAGGACTCACTATAACTAACCCTTCAAATTCAGAAACAGGGGCCATAGTTGTAAAAGACATAACTGGGTTTGCCATGAAGCGTGGGCCAGTGGTGGAAAAACTAGTGGCAGGAGAAAATATATCTCTGAATTCAAGTCTTCCAAATGGCCAGGGGGCGGTCACTGTTTCCGTATTAGGGCTCGATGGAAAACTAGAAGGTCAGCCTGATATTCTTGCTATAGACGACATACTAGTCGAAAAGGATGCAAGTTTGCCTCTTTTTTATTCAGCAATGCCTCCAGGTAAGGATTCATGTATACTCGGTAAGGTAGATATTCCGGAATTTTTACAGGGCACCTATAAATTAAAATTAATTTTTAACTTTATAGCTTTGCACCCCGCCCCGAACGCCGAGCAACTACCTTCATTGGCCTTAACTTGGATTTCAATGAAAGCGCCGCCGATCGATGAAGTATACAATTTATCAAGTGGTCCAAATGTTCCGGTTTATGGAGAATACGCGGATCCCGATACCCACTATACCGGCATGCCTCCATTTATTGGAATGGCATCTAATAGAGATAACTTTAGAAAAGAAGCAGCTACAGCTTCAGTCACTGCCGGAGGAACGGTATTCTTTAAATTGGCAAGATATAGTTTAAATATAGAAGCAGAGTCTGACCCTCCTTACCCTTATAAAATTGGCATAGTGTCAATCAAATATAGACTTGAAAAAGTTGTTGTTGTTTGATTAATTTGATATACACTGAGCTTTTAGTACACTAGACTTTTTGGCTAGGAGGCTATTATATGTCTGGAATTATAGGAACTGAATGGCTGAACTCTAATTTGCTGAGAAACTATCCTCTCAGCCAGTCTGCCACATTAAAATCAATAGATAGTTCGTTTGTCATTCCCGATAGCCTTATGGTAGATATGAAAATCGCCATACCGTTTTTAGCTAACTTTCACCCAACAAATGTCTACGTTAGCGCCATAACCATATACCCGCAGGGACTTATAATTCAGTTAGGGTATAAAGACATTACCTCTATCGCTGTATCAGATCCTATTCTTTTCTCGGGATTTCAAGAATATTCAGCCACTTATTTCAGAGGAGTGGTAAGCGGATTGGCAGACTTTTCTCAACTTTTTGGTACAGCTATTATTGGAAAAGTAGATTCCATAAAATCCTATCTTGGCACGTTTAAATTCGAATTGGAGGCAGGGAGATTAGAATCATCCGTAGTATCAGTTGGAGCCAAAAGAATAAGTGGAATCAAGGTAGTAAAGTCTGAGGCAACTACTCCGGTGCTCTCCGGACAAATTGCTTTTGAGAGCGGCTCAAACCACTCAATTCAGGTAGATGAAAACACCTTGAAGTTTAATGCAGTAGACGGAGGAGGGCTGCAGACACAGTGTGAGTGCAACGACGTACAGCTAGGACCGTGTATACGCACGATAAATAATGTTGAAGGCGATTCTTTGGGTAACATAGTGGTAGCCGCCGGAGACTGCATATCAATAGCCAGTCAAATAGGCGGAATATCTATATCCGATTCATGCGCAAAACCTTGCTGTGGCTGTAACGAACTGCAAGTCGTAGTCACCGATGTCGAGTCGCTATCTACTCAACTATCTTTTCTTGCTAATCAAATAGCTATACTGACCAGTAGTGTTCAGTCGCTGCAGGCTACTTGCCTGGCATCAAATGTAGATTCGTCAAGTTGCGCTCAAGACGGAAACTAAAATGCGCATAGATAATTATAATAGTACCAAACACGATATTTATACGTTTGATGAGACCTACCTGAGACTCATTAGCTGGGGGTTTGGCTCAGGTCCCATAATCCCTTGCGTTACAACAGAGTATTCGTCTTATGTAAATTCCAGCGGTCAGACAATTCCAATTCCTCCCGGGGGGCCACTTCCTGATGGATTCATATTTAGACAGCACGCTCCAGTAATTGGGTATAACCCCGGAATGGTCTCTTTCCTGCAGTCAAGGGGAGTTGACGTACCTGATTTCAGCGGACTGCATGTTAGAAATAGAGGGTCAAATCTCAATAGGTTTGCGTTCAGATCTGATAGCGGCTTCATACAGGGTGAACCTTTCTGGATCCTTGCCGATAATGGAAACATTCAGAATCCGACTAACGGAATGTATGCCGAAAATCCTATTTTTAATCCCCTTGATCACAACAATTGGAACAATGGGGTGCCGCCATTCTGCATGGTGTCTCCGAAGCACTTTCTTGGATGTAACCACTTTGTAGGACCTGAAAATAATACAAATCAAACTATACGACTTTTAAAAAAAAATGGTGACATAGTTAATAGGGAAGGTCAATTCATATCTAGATATGAGGATGCTAATTTATATAGACTGCTAATTCCACTTACTGAGGAAGAGCAACAACAAATTAATTGCTACGATATAGTTGACTTTAGAACTATTCCCCCTGAAGTAAAAATTTGGAGACAAGATTCAAACGGTAAATATTTAGTATATACTGTTACTCAAGGTAGCAGTTACTATTCGTCGTCTGGTTTCTCTGGATATTCGCCTATATTATATAGGCCATATCAAGACCATTCTGGAGAATTTCCAGTTCCCTGGAACCCGCCAAATACACCTTCATGGTATTCAGGTTTAGGTTTTGTTTGGAATGGTGACAGCGGAAGCCCGCTACTGCTTACTGCAAATGGAAAAACTTATTTATATGGCTTTAGTAATGGCATTATTGACTCCTTTGCCAAAAATACTCCGCAAACTGATTGGCTATTAGGAGCGTTGGAGCAAGACGGGGTGGTAAAAAAGCTTGTAAATGCTGAAGAAGGTGGCCAGCTTATTAAATTACCTACAGCCTATAAGGCTGGATTTTTAGAGGAAGCAGAATCTAGCGGTCTTCCATTTATAGTTAAAAATCCAAATGGAAATCCCGCTATAGTAAGTGTAAAACTTTCTGGAGAGTACAACGTATACCCCGGAGAACAGGTTTATCTTAACGACATAGAGATATCTAGTATCTTTAACACTTCAATAGATACGTCTTCTACTGAAGAAGGTTTGGTCTTTTATATACTTACATGCAACGTATACGCTGGCGATAGATTATTGATAAGTAAATCAGACTTTCAATCATCAGGAGCTTACACGGCAAAGATTGTAAATATTGGAAAATACAATCACCTTCAACTGAATATAGACGAAGGAAGGCTGGCATTGACAATAGTGTTTTTAAGTGTGCCGACGCTTGTTGATTTTAGTCCAACAGATAACTTTCCGCTATCTCCCTTTTGCCTGGAACCTTACACTGGACAGGTATCGCTAAATTTACAAGATCGCAATATATCTACAGGATTGTTAACTTTTTCTTCAGGATACAACTATCAATTAGATTATAAATCTGAAAATTTCACAGCAGTGAATTTTGCCGTATCAATAGGGGCTGGAGAGGGGCTGCAGCCTTGCGAAGATCTTATAGACGTACCTGGCTACCTTAGATCTATAAATGGAGTATCGCCAAACGATAGGGGCGATATAAAGTTGCAAGCCCCTTCGGAAGATTGTGTCAGTGTTGATACGGGGTACTCTGCTACGTCAGGAGGCAAAATAAAACTTGATTCTCACTGCGCCCCTTGCTGCAGATGCACCGACTATGAGAATTCATCGGACTACATAAAAGGCGTAGCGGTAAAGTACAGCGAGCTCGTAAAGCAATATAACGCTCTTGTATCCATTTACAATAATATTCAAACTAATTTTGAAGATAGTTTACGCTCCTGTCCAACTCAAGGAAAGCTGAATTCCAGATTTAGAATGTGGCCTCAGCAGAACTTTAAAGTTCAAGTGCAGGCCATGGTAGAAAATAATACTAATACGCCAACGATAATCAAGAAACTTAAACTTGAGTTAAGTTTAAGCCTTTACAATCCAATATCGGCGGTAGATCCGGAAACAAATGCTACGTATCAGATGGATGAAAATGATTCTGTGGCCGCAGTACCGCTTGAGGATGCGTCGTATTTGTACTACAAGAATCTGAATCCAGTATCGCAGGGCTTCACATTTAGCGTACCGAACTCTGGATCACTTAAATTCGAGGCCGATTTGACTCAATCTGGAATGCCTGTTCCTGGCGGACCCCCAGGGCAAAGTCCTTATATAACTCCGCCATGTAGCGGGTATGCCATGATAACTGGTGGCTTTGTTATAGTTGATCCTCTGTTTAGAAAGATAGTATCGCTTAATTACAGATCAGGACTTAACATAAAATTAAATATACTATTTAAATACACTGGAACGGCTCAAGATGAGGATCCATGTAATAATCCGGACGAAGCGGAACATTTGCTAGTTCCAGCGGGAGGAGTGGAAAAGTCCATAACAATACGGCCTAATAAAAGTTCGGTTAATCCATGCGATTCAATACAGCCTAGCACAATAGCTCAATCTGTAAATGAAGAAAATAATATTTTATTTAATTTAAACTTACCTCAAGTAACCTATGGTACCGGCCAGGTAACGATCACCTATAAATCCTTGACAGATGCAGGCTGGCAAGAGTTTTCCTCGTCTACTGTTAATATAAGTACCGGAAACGCAGGAACTCAGACAATTTCTTTAGGAGGCCTTCCAGAGAACTTAGGAAGTGGAAATCACCAGGTATTGATATCCTATGTACCTGAAGCTGGTGCTAGGCTGTACACAAAGTGCGTGAGATCAGACGATTCAAATGATGTGGCGGAAATACCTGTAGCTCCATTTCAGGTAGGCAAAGCCTTTAATTTGTAAGGAATCATATGAGAGTAGTAACCAGAGATTTTCTAAACGATAACGAGTTTAAATCGTATCCTATAGATATAAGGGCTACCTACGAGCCCTATTACTCTACTGATAAAGTCTCCAGCATAAATTGTCTCCTTACGGATATGTCTATAACTATTCCGGAAAGTGCAGCGGCTTGCATATTTATAGCAAACATTTCAATAACCCGATCTCTAATATCTATGACTATAATGGGATCTAAGTCTCATCCCTTTTCCGATAATGCGCCGGATGCCGACGACTACTCCTTGGAGTACTCCATGCTTGGATCCTACGTTGTCGCCACTGTAGAAACTCGTAGACAAACAAATATGAATGGGGTTACCGTTGCTATATCTCCAAAAATTCCAGGAGTCGGTGGATGGATAACCTTTGGATCTGGGGCCTCTAAGGAAGGCGTTTGGATATTTCAAGGGCCTAGCAGTTCTATGATTTCAGATTTTTGCATAACCAAATACTCCTATGGAGGTGTGACCACTATTGGAAGATTGGGGTATGACACAGTTTTGGATGGCAGAGTCGAAATGACTGGGCAAAACGGAATTGAAATACAGCCGGATTCCGATAAGAATGAAATAATAATACGGTTCTCTGGAACATCCAACGAAATAAAACAATCCTTGAGACAATATTCAGGTGCATGTGGCGGCAGACCTGAATCTGAAACGTGCAGTTTCAGCCCCATAAAAACTATAAATGGGATAAGACCAGAAGGATTAAATTCTGAGATAGTGCTGGTATTGGATCGTCCACTTTATGCAACCATAACTAACCAGCAGACTGAAAGAGAGAATTTCAAGATATCCTCGGATATTCCATTGGAATCTTTCTGCAAGGGCAGAATATCCATACCTGAAAGTTGTGCCTCCTCTCAAAGTCTTACAAATATTTTAAAGCAGGCATTCAACGAGACTACAAGTCAGATAGTCCCCGATCCATCCATAAAATTGGTATTTGAGGTTCATAGCACAGGGGCACATGTCTTTACTATATTCAATTATAGCCATCAAAATCCATTGAATGCAGGACAAGCCATATTCAAGTCTAATGGCAGCGTCAATGTGTTGGGGGAGTCGCTGAATGAGTTGGTTATTGACATGGCTCTTGGAGAGTGGCAAATGTATGGGGTGTCCGGAGTAAGCATGACTTTATTCGGATCCCTACTGAATAATCTAAGAGCTTTCAAAGAAATTACATATCAGGGGATTACATATCAGGTGTATATTGGCATAGCTACGGTCTATGATCTGCAGGAAGTGTATGCCGTGGATGTAATTATATCTGCCCCAGACTCATTTGAGGAGGCTGGAAAATATGTTCGTATAGCACATTCTAGATATGTGCATTCAAATAATCCAGAATACTCCCTTGAATTGAGAGGAACTGGAAATTCTTGGATACTGTCTAAAAATGGAATGTTGTTAGGGGCTGGAACGCTAGATGACCAAGGATTCGATTCTAAAGTTCAGTCATACGTTCGTACCAATGGCGAGTCTGCGATAAGAAGTTTGGCTATTAGGAAGGCTGCAGAATGAATTCATTAAATAACTTAGGGTGGAGAAACCTTAATTCAATGAGGAATTACCCTTTCACCGATTCCTCAACTTTATCTATGAATAGTTTATTTCTGCCCCAAACATGGATACTGGATGCTAGAGTTTATTGCAACAACTCTTATGAAGCAACGGAGACTCCATATATATCTAAGATTATAAAGACAGAGCTATTAATATCATTAGTTATATCTTCATCAAATGGCGAAGAGATCGGAGAAGCCAAAGTATTCTTAAATAAGACTGATGACTCAATTAAAATCGCAGATTCAAAAGGATTTACAAATGGATGTATAGTTATAGATCCAAATAGTACAGCTTTGGCTCAAGCCTTGCCTGATGGTGAAACCGAATTAGTTCCATCAGTAGCTAGATTTTTACCACATGTATGTCAATACTTGCCAGGTCCGCAAGTTCAAAGTATAAATGGAAAACATGGAAATATTGAATTAGTAGCAGAAGTTGGAGTAAAGCTTACTGCTGTTTCACATGAGAGCAGCTCATCCACCGAACATACGAGCACTATAAGAATAGATTTGATAGGAGATCCTCATTTTACTAGATATAACTGTATAACAGGCGCAAACGATCAGACAGATGACATATTTGAGTTAAGTTCAAGATTTTTGAAGAGATTAAAAGTTTTGCATTATGTAAAAAGTCCAAGTACCGGACAAATTACTGGGCCGTATAAAAGTTCGCTAAAGAGGAAAAAGAACGGATCGATAATGCTGGCTCTATCCACTCCATTGAGCGATCCTAGCGGTACTACTGTTGAAATAAGAGAAGCAAGACCTTCTTTTAGAATTCAAGTATCAGATAACAAAATAACTCTAAATTTAGCAGGTGCATAATGTATGAATATTTTAAGACAGTAAGCTATCCATTAAAGGAATTTAACTCGGATTACTTTTCGGAGAATCAAAATGATGCTATAAAATCTACGATAGTAGATTTTGGCATCAATATATACGGTTTATCGCCAGAACTTGAAAATCTTATAATTGGGACACCTAGGATATTTTTAACAGAAATTGGATCCTCCGACTCCTATTCTTTAATACTTAAATTACAATTAATGATAACAATCGACGACTTAGACTTCTCTTTAGCTGGCGGGGACTTATCAGTTTCTACAGATACTCACCCAGCAAATGAAGAATTTATTAGAGTTTATTTTGATAGTGAGGACTTTGAATCGCCCGGCTTTATTATTGATGGATTTCTGTGCTTAAATAATTACTCAAAATTAATTAGAGTATTAGATGGAACAATCTTTAATCCTCCAAATATGGAATTTGAGCCTACAACTATAAATTTCTTTTCTAGGCATAGGGTAAATAGTATAACTTGTAAAAACTCAAAGCCTCTAATAATGCAAAAAGCTAATGAGCTGATACACCAACCTCCACAGGATCCGGTATTTGGAGATATAAAGCTAGTGCCCGGAAATAATTGCACTATATCTGTGCGACCTCAAACTAATACAGTAATTATAGGGGCAGTTTTAAATGCTAATGACACCCCCGAAGAAATCTGCGGAGTGTGGAAAGATAAAATTTCAGGTACAGGTTCAAAAGATTTACTTTGTAGTGAAGTTGTGTATTCTATAGCTGGCGCAAAGCCAGATAATTTTGGCAATATTGAAATACAGGCAAATACGCCTCTTAGTGTTAACGCTTTAGTAAAAGATGATTTACCAACTCCATTTAAAACTTTTATAAACGGATCTAGTTCAGAGTTTTCCCCTATAATACACTATATATACATAGGGCTCCCCCAATCTAATGGGAATTCAAGTGTATTTGATTGTCAAACGGAGTAACTAGTTCCAATGCCACTAGCTCTAGACTCATGCGTACCAATTAATCCAGTAGTATCTGGGACAACCTGCGTGACTAACGGAGAAGTAAGTTGCGACACTGGAATTATTCCAATTAAAAAATGTGGACCCGATCCTAACAATCCTACAGCAGAAATAAAATGCGTAAATGACATAGTCAGAAGACCTTGGCCTACTCCGCCACCTGCTGAAATAGGCTGCAATCCTCTAACGGTAAATATTGAAAATACAGTACCAGACGAAGACGACCCCGATCAGACAATGAGGTTGGAGGGTAGCGTCGGTTATATATCTGGGGATGCCTGTTTGCCAAAGGTTAATCTAAAGCTAGTGGCTCCGCCCAGCATACTTATTGGGGGCGGATCTCCGAACGTATACGGATCAGGATACAATCTAAATGGGATTTGTCATCCAGTAGGGCCAACAAGTGAAGCTGAATTTAAGACTCCCCAGCAGTTTTTAGGTAATGAAAAAAATGCTCACTTGTTTACGCCCACTAGCAACTTTCAAGAAGCTCAAAGCCGTTGTCAAGATTCATGCGATAGAAGAAGCCGATATGGAGCCAGTGCGGCAAGGTTTAATATTATTGGACCTTTCTTAGCATCAATAACTTCACGTCAGGCTATCGGGCAAACAACAATACCTTATACAAATGAAAACGGGGAATCAGTAACTGAGGTCGTAGTTTTTGCCTGGAGGTATGGCTTCAATGCCGAGCAATGCGTAATTGCAGGAAACGCATGTCAATATCCTTGTGCAACTACAAATAGCTGGGCACAATATCCTAATGATCTTGAGTACATGCTGGCATTTAATATAAAAGAAAATTTGGAAAATCCCTACAGCTCTGGAGATAAGATATACGGAGTGGGGGTCAATCTCAGCGACATGCTTAGTAAAGGATACAGACCTCAACCAATAATGTTAGGGGCAATGGTTATGGTGTATGGCTATATAAGTTGGGGCACAAGTATTGAATATCAGAGCAGCGGATCAGGAACTACATCTGAGGCAGATCCAACTACCTGCGACTGTCCAGTGGTGTGGTTTATAGATGAACAGAATGCTTTTGATGGACAATGCCGAGAAAGCGAAACTTCTGATGCTGTCCAAGCACTATCTAATCTACCTCAAAGAAACGTAACTTCTGCAGGTATGTTCTTCGGAGTAAACGACAATGCCAATAGAGTTTAAAAGTGTTGTACATAGACACTCAATTCAAACTGGAATAGTTCCTAGTTCAACAGAGCTATATCCTGGCGAATTGGCACTTAATTTAATTGATCAAAAGTTATTTACTATGGGCGTCGGCGGAAACATAATAGATCTTACGTCGGCTAATTCGATGTTTTCTTTTTCCGGCGTTACAGCAGGAGCTGTGCTCATATATGACTCTGCTTCAAGTAGATTCATTTCAGAAGGCGGAGCAAGCTATATAAGAGCCGTAGCCGATGTACCAGCTAGAGACGCTATACTTCCTGAAAGAAGACAGGTAGGAATGTTGGTGTATGTCGTAGATGTCGGTAAATACTATACTCTTACAGATGGAATACTTAATACTGATTGGGTAGAGTTTGACGGAGTGCTAACAATGGATGGAGGGGTGTACTGATGGCAAGATTTTCTATAAGCTTTGCAACAAATGTCATGTATGAGGCTGACAAAGATCCTGTATACAGGGTGAGGGTATCCACTGGGCTGCAGGAGCCTGCAAACTTTTCCGCAATTGATTCAAATTTATTGGTTATAAGTAGAAATAAAAATAGCGATAGCGACTACGTAGATACGTTTTACGGAATAATTAAGCCTTCCGACTTTGCGGCAATGAGTAAAAACAAACCTAAGCCTGGAGTAAATTTCTACAGGGCTGCTGAATGGAATTTAATATTCTATAATTTAAAAACCATGAATGAAGCAATTACTCTAATGAAAAAGCAGATTGATATACTGGCAGAGGACATGACGGTTTTCTTTAGAGAGCAAAATAATCGCTACGAAACACACATATCGACCTCATTTTAATAGGGTATTTTCATGGAAAAAAAATTTGCAATGACGTACGCTACCATAAACGCTCTTCTTAATAACGAAGAGGTAAGACAGATAAGCCCCTTGATTAAAAATGCTTATGATGTTGTAAACTCAGATATAACATCATCTGGGTGTTCATCTTGTGCTAAAAGAAAGAAGCTGAATGATGCTGCAATTTCGCTTTTAAGCCAACTTCAAAGCGCCTCAGACATGGAGTTAGATAGAATAAAGAAAGCCCTAGGTGTAGATAAACTAGTGTTTGCAAGTGGGTTTAAGGCTATCGAGCGGTGATGTCGACCAATCCAGCTATACCTTGTTGCTGCATAAGTCCTAAATTTGTATGCTGCAAAACATACGCTGTAGCTTTAACTTGCCCTGTGGAACAGATAGGGGATGATTGCGATGTAATTTCAGGGGTTCCTCCAGAAGTTAAATGCGAGTATGAATATAAAATAGTTTCATGTGTGGATAGTGAGGAGGAGTGTGTATGTGAGGAAATATCTGAACAAGAGGTGACAGGTACTGGAGGATTCGGCAGCGGTGGCGGCGGCGGTGGAATGGGCGGTAGCTCTGGAGGCCTCCCACCAGGACATACAATATCTGCATGCATATCAGCTGTATTTCATAATATAAAGTGTGAAAATAATCAACCTCCTAACGACAGGGAGATTTGCAAGAACGACAAAAATAGACCGTGTTGCAAAAAAGAATGCGGCCCGTGTGGACCTATGGCCGCCGGATGCGCAGATGACTGCCCTCCTCCAAATTGCGAAGAACAGGAGTGTTGTGAGCCTCCGCCTCCTACGCTATGCTGCTGCTCTACTATTGAAGGGGGCGAATGCTCAGTTAAAACTTGCGGTCCATGCCCTCCTGATCCCATTCCTCCAAACTGTTATCAGGTCCCTGCCTGCGATCAGTGTACAGATGGGCCAGATGACTGTACTTTTTACCAATCAGCCTTATGTTGTCCAACCGAGTTCTGCTGTTGCAACCCGGAGGCGACCTGCGACTGCTGCGACGGCAGCATCCCTGCCTGCTGCGAATGCGAGGAGCCCGGCTGCGTGCGTTTCAAGTGCATATGTCCGTGTGGTTCAGGCCCACCGTCAGGTCCGCCTCTTTGTATGGGATGTGGTCAACCTACGGCAAACCCAGCGGGTTGTTTGGCGTTGGGGCTCCAGACCGAAATGCAACATCCCGGAAATAAATTTGAGGATAACTTTGGTACCTTCGTAGAAAACAGTATTGAGAAGGGATTGATAAAAACTAAGACTGATGTTAAGCTGAACACCTTGTTTCTATTTGGCTATGGATATAAAAATCTATGAGAGCAATTCATTCATATAAGTTTGATAAGTTAAGACCGCTATTAGAATCTATTGGCGGGGCGTCAGTGGTAAAGCCAATTATAACCATGATGGCGCTTTCGGCAGTCAGTATACGCAAACATCATGATGACTTTGTCCTGATTACAGACGATATTGGAGCTGAACTTGCTAAAGCATGTAGTTTGCCTTACTCAAAGGTCGTTTCAGTTGGTTATGAGTTTGGTTCGCACGAATGTTTCTGGATTCACAGTAAGCTGCACACCTACGCAACAATAGATTGCCCATTTGTTCACTACGATATCGATTTATTTTTGTGGGATCCGCTTCCAAAAGAATTTTTAGATAACGATATATTTAACTTTTACTCAGAGGCCCACGTTTGGCCTAGATATGAACAGATCCTTGAAAATTTCATTGCCTCAGGTGTAAAGGTTCCACTTTACGATAAACTATACCCTGAGAATAAATCTCCATTAAATATGGCGATATTTGGAGGGCACGACATAAAAACCATTAAATCCTGTGGTCAAGAACTTTTAGATTTAATGGAAACTAATGATAGATTTTATAACAAGTCAGATGAGATAGTATACGCAATAGAAAATGGAATTTCCTATATAGAACAAGCGCTAAGTTCTTACATACTTCAGAGCAAACATAGAAAAAGAGTAGTGCCACTTCTAAAAGAGCATCAGGTATTATCCGGAAAAACCGTTCCAGGGATTAAGGTAACGCACTTGCACTCCTTGAAACAAGTAGCACAAGCCCAAGGAAAAATTAATGAATTACAAGCAAAACTTGACAGTAAGTTGAAATATCTGGCTCCAGACGTACACTCTGCCGTAGCAAAGTTTACTAAAGTTAAAGTTAATATAGATGACATGATAAAGGAGGCAAACTTAAATGATTCGAATCTCACCAATAAATAAACATGAACAGATTCAAGACGAGGGTCTCAGAGTATATATAGAGGGGGTTGCTCCATTGGCTCTCACCTCGCCAGAGGCTCAAAGGATGGTATTTAATTACGTAAAAGAAGCAGGTCTGAAAGAATATGGAATGAATAAGTTTGTAGCTATGGAGTCACGTAATCTCAGCAATAATGATTTATATCCTTATAAAGGATATTGGCTAATGCTTCCAAATCAGTGGAATCAAAAGAAGACAGTTAAAGTATGAGTACCACTTTAACCAACGCTGAACAAAAGATATTTGTACGGAAAAGCGAGTTCGCAGATAAACTAATACCCATATGTGAAGCCTTAAAGTTAGCAGGATTCGAAATTGCAACAATTGCAGATATTATGGAAAATCTGCAAAACGAAAAAGAACTTCCTGCTAAGTTTTCAATCATAAATAATAGATATCTCGTGTATAAGAAGGATTTGGTATACGATTTATATAAATCGACTGCAATTGAGCAGCCGGATGAACAGAAAAGAATGGCGATTATATTTTGGATTTAGCATGGAAGTAAAGCTGCGCAACAATACTTGGAAAATAGTTAAAATGGATTTAGGGCCCTCTATAAGAGGAGAAATAGATCCACCGAGCTATGTAAATAAAAGCATAAGAATTTCAACTAGGCTTAGAAAAAGTCAGGAGATTTTGGAGGTACTTCTTCATGAATGCCTGCACGGATGCTTTTGGGACATAGACGAGGAAGCTGTGGAAAGAGCGGCTTTCGATATCTCTAGAGCACTTTACAAACTAGGTGCAAGAGTAGACGCAAGCAAGCTATCTAAGAAAATAACAAATACTACTAGGGGCTCTTAAGGGCAAGCTAAGGCGGATGATTCGCCTTCCCCCCAATAAACGCCCCATACGTAACAAAACCCAGGGTTCATGGGCCCTGGGTTTTGTTTTAATATGTCTATTAAGTTTTTAGAGTAAACCTTTTTGAATTAGCCTTCTTTGAAAATCTCTTGCCAGCTGTTGTTTAAGCTCTGGGTCGGAGAACACCTCTACATCACCTAGATCTGCTCCAACCGGCAGGTTTTGCATCAAGTTTTCAATTTCCTTATTCTTTCTTACTTTCTTACCATAGCCGTACATTGCTCCAGCGCCGCCTCCCAGTAGAGCGCCTATAGCTGCGCCAAGTGGAGCATTAGAGCCTCTTAAAGCTCCGACGCTTCCGCCTAATCCTCCGCCCAATAAAGCTCCCAAGGCTCCTGCGCCCAAGCCTGCCCACGATGGACTGGATAGGCCTGAAGATACTGGGTCTGCTGGGGTGCTAAATAACATTGGCAAAATCTTGGCTTTAGCTTTGTCTATTTCATCAATTTCGTCTTTAGTAAAGTATCTTTTGCAACCAAATCCGGGGGTGCACTTGATAGGAACATCTACTATGGATTCTGAAGATGAGATTTCGGCTTTTTTCTCGGAGATGTCCGCACAGCTTTCTTTAAGCCATCTTCTTAGATCTGCCTTCTTTAAATTAATGTATGCATCAAGATTCATTTAGACACTCCCTTTGCAAACCCTGATACAAACTTATTCCATGACCTAGAGTCCTTATTCATCAATGGCACGTTGTTAAGCTCCAGCATCATCTTGCTGGTCCTCCTATCGACATATGCCTGTACGTCATCTTTGAATTTAATTTGATTTTGGATCATTATTTGAAGTTGTACGGTATCTGTAGCGTAGGATTCCATATTTGCTACATAATCGTTTGGGCCCATTTCCGCTACTTTTGAAAGCGATGGAGGCAAACGATAGAGGCCCAGCTCCTTACAGATCTCGCCTATATATCTACGAACTTCTGGACTGAGACGCTCAGGGGTGTTGGAGTCCAGCATAGTGAGCTCGGTAATAGCCCAAGCACATTCATATGGATCGGCTATGTCAAAGACGTCATAGCTCATAGGTGTTCCACTTAAAACATTGGCACAGTTCATAAAAGTGGACACATCTGTATGAACTAGGTCGGTCGTCAAAGAGTTCCAAAGTGCCCATATTTTATCGGTGTTCACATCAGGGATATCAGATACTGAAAACCCCTCCTCAAGCTCCTGACGAAATGCCTGAGGGTCCATATCAAAGATCTCCTGACCGTAAGAGTCCAGAATCATAGTAAGCAGCACAGTGCCGACGGTATCCCGACTTTTCCACAGCTGATCGTACGCTTTAGATGCTGTTATGCTTTTAATTGGCATTAGATTTCAGTTTATTCTTCTGCCTTTGCAAGGTTATCTGCGAATATGCCGGCGTTAGGATAAGCCTCGTTGATAAGTTTAGATTGCATCTCAATCTGCTTCTTCAGATCCTTCTTTGTATCAAGGATATGAGATATAGCTGGATTCTTATAGGTGCCAGTATATCTCTTTTTGGCGGCATCTGATAGCTGCTTGTACATCTTTGCAACAGCTTTGTAGTCGGCACCTGGCGCTGCAACGCCTAAGGTGTGCTCCTTTATCAGAGTTTGAATCTGCTTAGCTATATTTGGGTTTTTAGATAGGCTATCAACTATATTCTTGTCCGAGGTGAATATCCTAGAAAGAAAGCCCATTTCCTTCTTTCTCTCTGCCAATAACTCATCCAGTCGCTTGTCTGCTTCAGATCTATCAAGTAAGGTTAGCGCTGCACTGCTTAGATTTTTACGTGAATCAGATGTTACCAATGGGTGTTGGCCAAGGCTTATTCCCGTTATTCCCAAAGCTCGTAAGTAAGCGATTGTACTCGCAGCTAATGCAGTAGCGGTTCCGGGACCAAAAGCTATATCCTTGTCCTTAAGCTTCTTTCCGTCTAGCATCCCCTTTCTACTGACACTCTTGGCCTGTCGTGCAGCATCGTTGATATTCATTGCTGCGAACTGCAAAACCGTCTTGTTGATGTCGTCGGCCGTCAGGTTTCTATTCTCATGCGGATGCGGAGTCATACCTGCCATTCTGTCGTTCCAAAATGACATAAGATACTCCTCTTCTGATGGAATACTGTGTGTGGCAGCTAATTTTCTTAAATTATTTGCTACTTTAATCATAACTTATTTTTTTTTTATTTGTTCCCGGGTGTTTTCCCAGGATATAACGGACCTAACTCGGTCTCGACTGTGGTCGAACCTTCACCTTGAGATCTAGGGTTCCCGGGAATCGTTATTGTTGGATTGCCGTGTATGGGGATGTAATCATCCAGCAGGCGATTTTTAGCTTTAAGACCCCCGTACAGGCCTACTCCGCCACCCAGTCCGAGTCCGGCCAGGCCACCATAGCCGAGGCCTTTTAGAATCGACTTGCCTCTCAGCGCCTGAATCAAGCCGCCAATGGCAGAACCCCCCAGGGCCCCCAGACCGCCGCCGATGGCGGTGTTCGTATACGGCAGGATCTTGGCGAGATCTGCGAGCGTTCCACTCCACTGCAAACCGGCAGACTTGACAGAGACCATACGTTGAAGATTATTTGCTACTTTAATCATAATTACATTTCTTGGGCTGTGCCTATTTGAGAGTTAAGAGAGTTCTGTTCGTGCTGTTGTCTTGCTTGTCGAGCCTTAACCGCAGCGAGTCCAGCCTGAGCATCGAGAGCATCTAGTTTAGCTTGTTCTTTCTTTTCGTTCATGCGAGCCTCAAAAGAAGAATCGTCTTCGCCGGGCATTGGATTAGTGTCATCCATAAGCATTTGTTGCATAGCGGGCATCATGCCCATATTGGCTTCTTTAAATAAACGACTCAGTAGATCGTCGGTTGTTTCTGGTATATAGCCGGAGGTCTTAACAGCTTCTTCAAAGCGGCGGGCTTCTGGTTTAGGCATAGTGGGCAGAATTTCTGCAGCCTTGTTGCGGTCTACGTTAAAGCCATCTGTCTGGCAGTAAGACAAAAAATCGTCTCCAGCAATCTTAAGGCCTTTTTCAAGTTGATGGTCGCTGATCTTGGTGAGATCTACTGGGATGCCAGTAGTTAAATGAACAATTCCATCAGCTACTGATGCAGCTTTAGTAAGGCTGACCCTAAAGCATACATCAATGGGGTGCTGCAGAGCCGAACCCCACTTTGAATTTAAGCCGTGTTTAATATCAAAAGCCTCTAGGCAGTTACAAATTATATCCCCCGCGTTACACAATTCAAATGGATGGGTGCTTAAATCATTGGCTACTTTTAATAACTCATCTTCAAGTTCTGACCACTTAACGGTAGGTATGCTACTTAATCTGTCTGTGATAGCAACAGCTATTTTGCAGTTTATATTTGAATAAGTATTTGAATTAGCAACTCTGTCAATATAGGCAGCAGCTTTTACGTTTAATTTAAAAATGTCTGCCCTTGCCTGCAACTTAGAGGCTGTTTTCCTTTGAACATCTGTAAGAAACTTATACCTATTTTCATATAGCCACTCTGCGCTGGCCGTAGCTGCTTCTTTGGTGTGATCTGGACATCTTTCTATCTTTGCACCTTTATGCTCAAATGTCATAGCATACGATACTGGAATAATTTGTTGTTCAAATGCAGATTTGATAGTTTCTACATCTTCTAAGATGCCCCAAACTCTTGCTGCATTTAATAATTTTACTTCAGCTTGTTTCCCTATCGGTGAAGTGCTACACTGGTTGCCGTAGAAATAAAGAGCAGAACACCAGCAATCAGATTTACTGTCGAGGGCAAATTTCTTGTTTACTGTGTCCGCAAAGCATTTAGAACTCTTTATAGCAGCGGCGTCTTTAGTAAGAACGCCTGCAGACTTAACATATTCAGGCATTGCCACTTGTTGTATGAGCGCATTATAGTACTTTTTAGAGACGTCATCAGTTATGTCAATCCAGCGAATCATAGATGGTGTTCCTTCGGAAAAGTTCTACTCGGCCTTCCATTATACAAAAATTCTGAAACTTTTGGGCTACGACGATATTGCCAAACCTGGCAGTTATGTTAGATGCATTAAGTGTAAAACTGCAAATATGTACGTTTCGGCGTTAATTCCATTTGGCGGATGGATGTACTGCGATAAATGTAAACTTTCATGTGAAGGCCTTCGCCTGTACGGCCAGGCGTACAAGATCTTAAATCCAGAAGAATTAGTACATAAAATTGCAGAAGAGCTAAAAATAAAAGATCTGTTAATGGAAGATTTAATTAGTTATTCTACATTTTATCAAAGGTATTACAATAAAGTATTGAAGGTGTGGGAAATCGCCAGAAACAACATGTTTCCAACCGCTAATAGATTTGCTACAGGCAGACTTAGCGAACTTAATCTTTGGGTAAGTCAGGAGACCTATAATCGAGGATTTACAGATTGGTTCGGATATGCCCATAAACATGAAATAGAGGAGCTGCTGGAAGATAAAATCCATGGATTTGGAAAAGCTACAGAAGGGCTAATAGTTACTCCTTTTTACTTAAACCCTGGATTTATTTCAGGATTTGGATTTATAGGAAATAAAGACCAGCTTAATTATTTAAACGTCTTAAGTGGGCACTATCCAGGATACTGCGGCTTAAATTCTTGTCATAGAGACCCCTCTGCAGAGGTCTATGTCTTAGATCACCCCCTTCAAGCAGCGAGAATAGTCCAAAAATGTACGATAGAGCGTTATAATAAATTGTCTGTGGTGGCCAAGTCCCCAATAGGTCAATTAGATCCACTGTTCTTACCTAAGCCAACAATCGTTTGGACGGACGCCCCAGATACCGCATTTTTAAAAACTTGTATAAAGTCTAAAAACTTTAAAATAATGCTAGATGACACTCCGTATATTTGGAGGCCTGCTGAGAAAACATCAAAGTTATGGATGGGTAATTTAATGCCTACGATCCATAAACATATATCTGAAAATAATTTAATCAATCCTTTGGATTTTCTCACTACAGAACTTATCACAATGGGGGTTGTAAACGCTAGGAATGTCGTAAAAGCTATGGAGCTTTCGACATTTCAAAAGAACCTCATACTTGCTTCGTGCTCAAATACGATACGAGAAGAGCTTGAGGATATTCTTGAGAATGTGGCAACCTCTCAACTAGTAATAATAGATAAAAAAATAGTATTTGAAAAAGATGGAAAACTGTGGATGCAGGGTTCCAGGGAAATTCCAGATGAACTCATATGCAATGCTACAGTGAGAATCACTAATATATGCAGATCAAAACAAGATGGAAAGGCGTCTTTGTTTGGGAGATTTACATTTGAAGGCAAAGAAGTGGATTTTCAGATGGACGAAGAACTCCTGGAATCCGATCCTGCAAAAGCTCTTGCATTAATTTCTGTCAATGCAGGCATATCAAAGCATCCATTTTTGCTCGATTCAATGTCTAAAAAGTATTTAGACATAATATTGAGACTTAGTTCACCAGAGGTGCATGCTGTGCAGAACTACGTTGGCTATGACTTTGATACCGGTAGATTCAATATACCTAGAATGTCGATAGATTCGCACCAGATAAGAGTCGGAGTTCCATTCGTAATGGATGACGTGGAGCCGCCCTGTGCATCCGTAATGATGGATCCCGGCATAGCCATAGACTCAATAGCCAGTTTATTTGATTATGGGCCAGAAACAGCGGCATATATGGCAGGAATGGCCTCCATGATTTCTGCTATACATTCGGTCATCAACGAATCTTCGAGAACAAATACCTTGTTTGGGGGTAGCAAAGGATCCTTGGCAGAATATATATTTGACGTAATCAGGATGGATTTAGGCCTGAAGGCCACCACTTTGAACAACAAAGATGATATGGAGTCTGCTCACTCCTTAGCCACTATACACCACGTACCTGTAGCCATAGATGGCAATAGATCCAAGCCCAAGCTTTTGGCTCAGTGGCTGGAGGGACAAGGCCTAAACAGCATGGTTGTCGTTAATCCTATGATGGCGTCGGCCCTAGCTGCTGATAAGGATTGGGCATTTGTGCGAGCAGATGTGCCGTTCTCATATGAAACAAAGGCTTTATTGAAAAGTGAAAATGCATTTCCTTTTCTCATGCAGTATTCTCTTACAGTAAAGCATAATGGACCACATAGCTTTTTAGATAACCTAAAGTATTTGGCTAATTCTCTAAACAAACCCGCACGAGTAATAGAGGCCGCAAAGGCTATGGTTTCCACAAAAGGTTACATAAATAGCTCTTCAGCAGCCGCACACTTAATAAACTTTATACATGAGGGTGTCGAAAACGGCATGTTCAAGACCTTTACTGGGGAAAGCACTAAGAAGCGGTATGTGATATTAAAAAATCCAATGGAAGACATTGTGGCAATAGATTTAGCTAATTTGTGGGGTCAGATGAGGTATTACAACATACCTGTAGTGGCTTGGGAAGCAGCTATTTTACATTTAAAAGACCTTGGAGCAAAAAGTATGACCAAAAATGGAGTATCCTTATTGGTATTACCTAAGCCCACATGGAATACCCTTGTGTCGTCAATAAAGAGATTAAAAAGCCTTAGAAAAGCGGCTTTGATGAATCTATTTAACAACTAATAATGTGTTAAAATAATATAACGGTTGCTAACTCTATATTAGCAGAAAAATGTAGGCTAAAATAGCCTTATTAATATGTTAAAATACTTTAGTACCTATTTGCTACTAAAGCGCACTTTTTCTATCTTATTACAGGTTTATACATATAATAAGATAGAAAAAGGCGTACTGCCCTGATTTAAACTACTTGTTTTTTCAGCCTTAGCTATTAGTCAAGATCGGTATTATTGTAGTAGGCCGATGGATTACTCATGTGTATGTGCTCGTCTCCATCCAATACTTCGTCCATAAGGTTTGGTATGAGCTCTGGGTATCTTCTCCACAAGGTTATTACAGCAAATGCTACGGCATGTAGGAAATCGTCTGGCATTCCAGGATTTCTACGGATGTATCTTCGCTCTGTGCCAAACATACTTTCACTACTTTCTTCATAAACAGCCAAAAAATGGTCCATTATGTTCTGGCCCACTGAGTCAACCATGCTGTCATACTGGGGAAATCGTATGTTTTTGTTCTTAATTGCCAGGCATACCGCCGCTATAACTTTACTTTTGTCCAAATTGTAATAGCTAGTTGGATTTATACTCGTAGGGGGTACGAATTGCAGCATGGATTTTATACTTCCGCTGGCTGCATATCTGCAGTTTATGAGTCTAGAGTCCGGAACTCCGATGCTTCTCATGATGCTAAGCCTTACTTCTCCTGCAACTGCAACGTCATGGGCTATGGTGGTGCATTTAAATTCATTGGAGATTTCTACAATCTCTTTGGTTTCGAGCACCGAGTCCATCATTGCAGGAAATACATGGCCAAATACGATATCTATGTTTCCATCTGGCATGTAGCAAGCCACTGCAGCAGCTGTCATTGATTGAAATCGACTTCCTTTTCCTCCCCAATCCACCCCTAGCACTCTGTCTACGTATTTTAAGACCTGAGAAGCATTTTCCTTAGAGTTGGCAGGTAAAACTCCAGCGGCCTTTAGCTCACTCTGACTCACCAACCTTTGGCCCTCATCACACGCCTCTCCAAGAACTTCATTGATAAAAACAGCCGGAGCCACCAACTCTCTTTTTAAAAGCAATGATTTCCAATTTTTGGGGTTTGCATAATGAACTGGGGCTATGACTTGAGGAACGTGGTAGCTCGGAAAGTTATTAGACTTTTCTTTATATTTATGAACCCAGAATCCCTTTTCAGGTTGAAGTAGTTTATGACATTTGGCACAGCACAATCCTTCGGGACGAATCATTTCCATAACGCCAAGGCCAGGACCTGAGCCTTCAACGGTGGGAATATTCCAATGGTTGCAATGGTCGCACTTCATAAACCATTCGGCCTGAGATGATTGGAGTCTTAACTGCTCTATAACGTTATCTACGGTTTTGCTAGTGCCGGCGTACATTTCTGATCGTTTTTCAGACGCAGACATGCACTCTCTAACAATGTCTAGGAATTCTGGATTGAGATCCTGTATCTCGTCCATTCGTATGCCATCCACAGACAAGCCGCGAATTCTATCTACGGACAGTTTGGCAAATGAGAACCACAGCTCTGATCCGTTTTTGAACGTTTTTTGCATGACTGAATCCACGCAGTTATTGTCCATCAGTATGGACTTAATGTAGGACTCGTGCACAAATTGTCGTATATATTGGTGGCTAAACCGACGTATTTGCTCGAACTGAGGTGCCATATATAACACCTTGAAACGATTTATCGAGGCTGCCTGCAAAACTCCTTGGGCAGCAATGTGAGTAGACTTGCCAACTTGACGAGCACATACAAGCAATGTTCTGTCTGGTAAATTAGGATAAAAAAGTGGCTCAAAAAACTTATGTTTGACCAAAGTAAACGGTCGTCCATTTAATCTGAGCATTGATGCGAGACAAATTGGAGACGACTTATTCATGCTCAAATACATGTTCATGAATTTTGTAAAATCCTCAATGTTGAGGCGACTGTACATTTCTTTAATTTTTTCTGGAGGTAGGGCAAATATCATGTTGTCTATATCGTCTACCTGACATATAGATTTCATATTATTAGCCATATCCACAACCCATTTGGGGGCCAAAGAAGTCAAATCCGTTTTTGACTTTTGTTCGTTACTTTTTTCGGAGTTATTCATGCAATTATCTGAAAGCCCAGGAGACATGCTGGCAAGACTGGCTAAAGACTTTTTTGTATCTGCCTATAAATTGTGTATTTTATTGGCCACAGGTTTGATAATACTAGGTAAATTTGTTTTTGACAACTTATACAAGCTAGTGGATATCGATAAAAAGGGACAAACTGAAGTAAGAAGGGTAGTATATGAGACAGAAGAGGAGAGTAGTAACAATAAATGAGCAAAATTTTAAAATCAGAATCTCCAGATGAATACTTAAAAAGAGCAGGAATCAAAGCTTTTGATTCTTCACTTGTCGCCGAGAATCCGCTACCTACAATTGACCTCAGTAAGTTGCAAAACTTTAATCAACTAAAGGAGCGTCCCGATTCTTCAGATTGCAATAAATGTAAGTAGAGGTAAAGCTTGTTTGCATTATTGTGTTTGCTCTTTTTAATGTTTCTTCTATCGGATCGCGATAAATATAAATAGAGGTAAAAATTGTTCCCACTGCTATGTTTGCTCTTTTTAATATTTCTTTTTATTGACCCCTGCACAACAATAGCCATAGCGCTCACAGCTCTGCTAGGCTACTCAATAATTAACGGTAAAAAATAATGATCGAGTGGATACTTACAGTCGCCCTCTCGGCGATATCTATTGGCGTCATGTCCTACATGATAGTGTGGGGCGTGCATAACTTTGAACTGACGGTGAACACCATAATGGTATGGGCCGATCAACAAGAAACTTTTTTGCAAAAAATGATATCGTGCTCTGTGTGCCTGGCCGTCCAGAGCACATTGGCACTGACCTCACTACACTGCCTTGTATTCAAACTAGGTCTGTGGACATGGATATGTACAACACTTATAGCGTGTTTGGTTGCGCTCGTGTTGATAAAGAGGATAAATCCCTTAGCAGACTCAAAATAATAAAAAAGATGTGGTAATGTTTTGAAAGAAAGTATTAAGACCCAAAGAGTTTGCTCAGCAAAAAAATATTTAAAATGCCAAAACCAATACTAGCGTTTTGCGCTGACTTGCAAGCCAGGGAGTCGGCGTACAGATCTGTTTACGAATTAAGAGGCGACGACCTGTACGCCCTGAACCAGGTTGTTGACTACTGCAACAGCAATTCGAGGCAGGGTAATCCCCTGCACATGATAATGGGGGGCGATCAAGTCGATACCCCTACGATAAGCGACGAACACACAGTGGCCCTCAGGAAAGTTCTTCGTAAGATTCCTGGAGATAGATGTTTATACATTGACGGCAATCACGAACGTGGATTCAAAAGACTATCGTTGGAAGGCGGAGGCGCATCAGTCGCCAGACCCATGGAGGGAAAGATATTCGACATAGCTGGATACCGTGTGGCTGGATACAACTGGCGCACTCGCCGTCAATGGGAGTCGTTTATAGAAACCGGTAACTTTGTTGAAGCTGACATATTGATTCTTCATGGGTTTGCGTCACAAGTCGTTTCAGCACTTGGACTTCCGCCAGATGAAGCCCCATTATGCGACATGGATTTGGAGTGGTTTGACGGGAAATACAAGCTGGTCCTCATGGGGGACATCCATATGGAGTGGCAGTGGCAAGGGCCTAAGGGTACTCGGTTTATGTACTCAGGCTCTATGTGGATGCACCGTCTTGGCGAACCTGAGGCAAAGTCGTTTATCGTTGTTAATGACGATTTGTCCGTAGAGAAAGTGCCGTTGAGGTCTCGTCCATTTCTAAGGACAGACATGAAATCAAAGGAAGATATTTCTAGAATTCAAAGTTGGCTTGACAGCTGCTCAAATGTTCCATATGTTCTGGACATGCAAGAATACATGGGAAAGACGCTTCCCCGACTGCATATCACTGTACCTTCGGAAATGACTTCTGAATTGGCTGGAGCCATAGATAAATTTAAACAAAAGGCATTTGTATTTGAAAAAGTAGATGTATCTCATGACAGAGACCTCACAGAAGTGAAGGGGTCTCTGTCGGAGAAAGTTGACCTTGACACTGCTCTCGCTCAACTTTTAGATGTTAAAGAAGAATCACAATCGGATGCAATGGAGTTTGTAAAGCAAGCAATGGAAATGGGATTCGACAAAGCTGTAAGTAGCTTAAAAGAAAAGGTAGGAATATAGTGACAACAAAAGTAAAAAAGGCGCAGTTCAAGAAAAATAAAACAGAAAGCTGCCCGTATGCGTCTGCCAGGATAACTAAGAAGCAGAAGACCACGTCTACCGATGCAATGAGAGTTGCAATTGCAAAGGATGTAATCTCTCAACTCAACTCAAAAAAACTCATACCCGAAAGACTCATCTGGGTTGAAGATTCTAAGATGGGCAGTATTGACGACTTTATAAACTCTAAGGTTGATAAGATACCCCAAGATGAGTTAGACGACTTTGCAGTAGACTTAAGTGAATATGTATGTAATATTAAGAAATGCGAAGTATGCGCTCTTGGAGCTATATTTGTATCTGCTGTGTCACTATACAATGACATGACAATATACCCAGGTCGCAATTACATTGCCGAGAATCTTAATTGGAAAGTATTTGAAGATTTGGACACGTCTCCGTTCATCAAGTATTTCACAAAGAGTCAGATGGAGTTGATTGAAAGTGCCTATGAAGGTCACGAGGGCACCCACGGAGTCTCTTCGGATAAAGAAGAGGTCATTTGCAAGGCGTTTTACTCCAAGTACCCAAATGACAAGGATCGCATGATTGCAATAATGAAAAATATAATAGACAACAATGGAACGTTTGACCCCAAGAAGAGTATAAATATTGAAGATGTGATCGATTACACAGTCCGCACCAAAATTAGTGCTTTATAAAAAAAGGAATCTACCATGAGTATTGTTGACAGAATTTTAAACGGCGAATTTGATGACGAAAACATTAAAGTAGACGAAGGAAATGATCTTACGCCAGATTCAGATGAGGAGCTTGACGATATCGACGAGGTGTATTTAGACGAGGAGGAAGAGGAAGAAGAGGAAGAATTTTTTGAAGAAATTCCCTCAGAAGAAGTTGAGGATCTTAATTCAACTACTACAATGTCAGACGACACGCCTTCAGAAGAATGGATGAAAGAATACGCAAAGAAAAATAACATAGAAATCGTAAACGAATCTGAACTGGCAGCGACTGCGTCAGTTCCATACGTAGAAAAACCAAAGCAGTCAAAAGTACGAGAAATCAACAAAAAGAAAGACACCATGACAACGCATAGCACCAATGTTAATAATACTCCCAAGCAGTCTGTTGCCTCTAGCACGGAGCACAAGAAGCGTGGAGCTCCACACAAGCTCAAGGATAATTTGGAGAATGTCGTTCGCTTTTACAACGAAGGCGTAGGGGCAAAGCAGATTGCCGAGAAGTTCGGGGTTAGCGTCTCCTGTGTAATCAATACGCTGAAGCGTAACAACATAGCTGTTCGCCCAAAAGGCCGTCGTAGTAACGACACGGAGTCGTCGCCATCACCATCAGCAAAAACATCTCAATATAAACTTAAAACTAACGACTGAGTAAATACATATGAAACTGCTCTCCCTGAAGGGCAGGAACATTGGTCTCCTTAAAGGAGATTTTGAGTTTGAGTTTGACGACGCACTGACCGTGATAACCGGTCCGATCGGCTGCGGCAAGTCAACCGTACTCACAATGATCCGAGCGTCTCTTACGAATTCATTTCCAGGGAATGCAAACAGCTGGGCCTCTTGGGGAACACCGCCCCAAGAGGCCTGCTATTTTGTTGTATCCTGGCGCATAGGAAATAAAGTGCTGCATATCGCCAAAGCGGTAGCAGGAGAAAAGAAATTCGGTACGCTTAATATTCCACGTCTGCGCATCGAACACGATGACGGAAAAGTAGAAGAAATATTTGGATCGAAGGAGGCGCTGGATAAAACGCACTCGCTGATTCCAGTTCCTGCCAGCATAATAGACGGCCATCTGATAGTCGACCAAGATTCAATAACCACCCCTGTGTCTGCCACTCCAGCTAAGTTTAAGGAGATCATTCACACGCTAACAAGAACTAGCGAATTAGAGGTTATGAGAGGTCAAATTAAAGATCTTTTACTAGCGATTACAGTGCCCGATATAAACGGACCTTTGCAAGAGGCTCAAGTGGAAAGAAACTTGGCTGAAGGCGAAGTCAATCGACTTAATACCGAAATATCGGAATTGATGGCTCAGTACGTCGCATTTGATATACAGTCCATTAACGTAAAGCTAGATGTGCTGGAACAGCTAAAGAAAAATGACGATAAGCGAAATCAACTTGATCAAAGAATAAAGACTAGCAAGTCAATTTTATTGCAGTTAAAGGTCACGCTCAAGGCTCAGCAGGATACGCTAAGTTCTTTACTTCAAAAAAGAGAGTCGTCCAAAGAAGAGGCTGAGCAAGCCAAAAAGAATTTGTATTCTGCGGACATGTTGATTGCGGCAAATGTTCGCATAGATCTACTAAAGACCAAGGCTTCTAAGCTGGCAGAAGAACTGCAGAAGTGCATATCCACTCGGCCGGTAGAGCCCAAGGAGAAACAGCCTGCCGAAGGCGCAGATACAAAAATACAGGACGATCTCAATGAGAAAAAGCAACAGCACTATATGGCTGCGAAAAGGCTTAATTTGGTTGACCAAGGTAAATGCCCGGAATGCGGCACAGAGACAGCTATATGTGCCCATGATCGTGCAGCGCTGTCCATAGAGGTTCAGCAATTAGCATCCGAGGTAGAACTTCTTGTCGAGACTCTAAAGTACGTAAAGGCGCTTAACAAAGAGTGGGATACGTACGAGACGGATCAAGCTTCTTACATATCATTTACTAGTACCACCATGGCGCAGGCCACGGAAGTCAATAAAGAATTGGAAGACCTTGTAGCCACTACTCCAAAAATGACTGCCGACATGAAGAAAGCCTTTGCCAAAACAGTCAGCGATTTTGACATGCTTGAAAGAGGCGTGTCTACAATAAAAGAAAATATTTGTGCCGTAAATGGGCAAATACAATCCCAGATATCGCTGGAAGAATCTTTGACAAACGAGTTGGCTGGCATTCATCCAGCTAGATATGACGAGCATGAGTATGCCCGTCTTACTAAGTTGCACCAGGATGCCGTGACCGTCAAGGACAAGGTTACAAGATTGGATGGCAGTCTTGATAATGCTAAGATTTCTCTTGACAGGGCGGAGCATAAGCTTGATCTCCAAGAGAAAAGGGCTGCATCAGTTAAACCAATAGAGAAATTCAGAAAGATTTTGGACAAGGTGAATGAAGTTCTTATGAAGGACGGGCTTCCGAGGCTGCTGTCTCTTCAGTATATGAAGCTGCTCAATGACCGGTTGAGGTTTTACCTCAGCACCATAAATGCCGATTTCACGGCCCATATCGACGACAATCTTGAATTTATGGCCACTAAGTCCGATGGGCTGGTGCATCATGCCAAAAGATTGTCTGGAGGTCAGAAGCAGCAGGCCAGCGTCTGCTATCTGTTGGCTGTAAATGATGTATTTGCAAGCACGCTTGGAGTCTTGGCTCTCGACGAGCCATCAGGAGCAATGCAGGAATCTAATTCTAGAGATCTTGCGGAAGCTTTTAACTATCTTGCAAAAATAGGTAGGCAGACTGGTCGACAGTTTATAGTAATTACTCATAGTCCTGCGCTTGCGGCCTATGGCTGCAAGAATATTGCATTGGATGGATCTGAAAGAATGTAGGTAATTAAGGGGGGGAGGGGGCAACCCCCCCCCCCCCCCCCCCCAACAAAAACACAAAAATGAAAATATCATCAAAGCTCAATCTTTTGCCAATTAGTAGCACTCCCATCACCGATAACATGATGCACGCCGCTATCACTGATGACGCTGCAGTCGCCATAAAGCTAATCGCCAAGGCGGATTTCACTAAAATTCAGTGCGTAAATTCTAGAGACGCTAAACTTATCTCAAATAGGTTGTCTAATTTTATATTTTCTCGCAGTCAAAAGGAATTCAACCGCTTCATGCAGTACTACTATCTTAATTCCCTGGTCGACAGCAACTACCTTGGGGAAATTAATAAGATCTTTAATGAGGCCTATGAATTCAACGATGGCATCTGCATTACTGTTATTTAATCGACATCGTGAAAACTGACAGTCTAAGGAGCATTATGAGTAACAAAGTCGTATTGCAACGAATAATGAGATTTTTGAGAACTCCAGAGGGCCCACATAATGAAGTGCTACAGCGGGAATTTCAATACTTACATAGCTCCCAAGTTCGTGAGCCTGGTCGGGCGCCTCGCTATGTGAGCACTCCTGTCAACCTGTATGCAATGCAGGATGGTTGGATGTATTTCCCCTGCGGTCTGCTGGAACGATGCCTGAGGATTCTTGCAAAGGCTGGATTCAAACCCGAGTATTCGGATCTTAGGTCCACGAAGTTTCCAATTCCAGATGCCTCCAAACTGGTCGGGCTTAGGCCAGGCCAGTTGGAGGTTATTAATGAAATCGTTAAAGCCGATTTTGGAATAGTGGATGCTCTTACCGGTTTTGGCAAAGGCGTTATCATAGAAAAGATTATTGAGCTTTATCCAAAGCAGCAGCATGCTGTCATAAGTAAGTCAAAGACAATTTGCAATCAGCTATATCAACGCCTAAAGACATGTTTTCCGAAGGCCGGCGTTTGGAATTCAGATCATCATATAAAAGGAAATCCCATGATATGCACATCGGGATCTCTTGGAGGTCTGGAGCTAGACAAGTTCGACGTAGTGCAACTGGACGAAGTGCACGAACTTCTGATTCCCTCATTTCTAGAATATTATCCTGCGTTCGGAGAGTGTAAGTTAATATCATACTCCGCTTCTCCTGACCAAAGACTGGATAATACAGCACTAGCTATGGAGGCATATTTTGGAAACAAGATATGCAAAGTCGACTACCAAGAAGGCGTAGACTTGGGACTCGTCGTGCCTATAGAGGTGTGGAAGGTGGACTGGGGGTGCACTTCTGTTGATGCAATTAGAAATTTCAAATCTGATGTCAAAAGAATGCGCCTTGGATACTGGGGCAACTTTGCTCGCAATACCGCAATATCCAGAGCGGTATATGAAACGATACCTCAGCGCTTGACAGAAAAAGATCCGCAAATACTAATACTTGTTGATAAAATTGAACATGCCTTAGAGCTCAAAAAGTTGATGCCTGATTTCGAAGCGGTATATGGAAGCATGGACGATGAAACAGCGGAATACTTTAAAAAGCGAAAACTTCTTGAAGGAAATCCGTTAACCAAAAAGCAGGTAGAGGAAATACGAAAAAAATTTAGTTCAGGCCAATTGAAAAGAGCTATTGCAACAGGAATATGGAGCACCGGAGTTGACTTTCCTCAGCTGTCGGTCATAATACGTGCCGATGGCGGAGCATCTCCAATTAAAGATATACAAATGCCTGGACGTGTTTGCCGAATTTCTTCTGGAAAAAACAAAGGCATTCTGATTGATTTTGCAGACACATTTGACTTATGGACAGCGAGACGATCCAAAACCCGATTTCAAAGTTACGAAAACAAAAAATGGGAGATATTGAAGGTAAACTTGAGCGTACAGTAGCGTCTATAAAAGAGACGTATGCCAAATGCAAACTTAACGTAACTGGACGCATGGAAGACTATATCTACGCCATGAACTCCAAGAATAAAAGAGTCGAAGACACGTGGAAAAAAGTCGCATTTAAATGCATAGACTGGTCTGTCAACCCCAGGGCATATGTAGAGTGGTGCTTCTTTAATGAATATCCAGCCTACCCAATGCCGTACAAGTTTGGATTAGATAAAAATTTCAACTTCTACATGACTAGCGGAAAGCCTGATCCGCAATACCAGCAACATAAGCTTAGGTTTGAACTTATGTTTAAAAAAATGGAAAAGCTGTCTGCAGGACAAGACGTATTAAAATTCTTGCAGGATCCGCTGAATACATTTGATGAAGTTTTCATATATGCGGTAGCAAAAAATCTGGGAGTGCAGGGCAAGCTGCCCCAGAATATACTATCGGCAGCAAGACGGCAGGCTTTTTGCCATCCTGTTTATTTAGAAAAATTTAACGATTTTATACCTCAGGAAGTTTTAAACCCATGGATATAAACCAAACATATAGCAAATGGCTAATCCTAGGCTTCCTGAGGTCTCCCGACGTAATGGAGGAGGCTTTCAGTAAGCTGTCATTAAAAGATTTTAAAGAAAGCGAAAATCCATTACGAGTGGCCTACATCATCGGCAGCAGTTGGTTCAAACAATCTAAGAGCGCAGTTCCTTACGATATCGTGCTATCAGAGTTCGAACATAAAGTATTAAGAAACAATCTAATATCTGAATCGGATGCGGTGTTGTTCGGAGAACAGTTGCAGTGGGCGTATTCTTCAATATCCGACATCAAAGAAGTAAAGGATTACATTCTTGAGGAACTCAAGAAGCTACTAATTACCAGAAAGATACTGCCAGTAATTGAACAACTTCCAAAATCTGGAGACTTGTTAGAGGGAATTAGTAAGCTAAATCAGGAGGTTGCAAAGTCGTCCATTTGCAAAACGGGAGCTGTTGATCCGTTTGCAAAAGACGACCCAATGTTGATTGATAATAAAAGAAAGCCATGGGGTGTAGACTTCGTGGACGTGGTTACAAGCGGAGGCTCGTCTCCAGGAGAAACCACTCTTCTATTAGCTCCCTCCGGAGGCGGCAAGACCTTAACTAACGTTCAGATGGCTACCACGACCGCTTTGAATGGCGAGGATTCTATGATCATTAGTTACGAGCAGGCCGTTGTGCCCGGCATCACCAATAGAATTTATTCTTATGCGCTTGGCATACCAATAGCATCGCTAAACAGTATGAGTGTATCTAAGTTTAAAGACAACAAGGCCATGATGACTAAATGGGCTGATATAAAGAGCCGACTCAAAGGAAGGCTACATCTATTTGATATGCTGGAAGCGGCCAGGAATAACAAGGGTGGTAGTGGCGGACCTCCTGAAATCGCAAGAATGATTAAACAAGTTCTGGACAAGGGCGCCAATCTGAGATATGTGGGTATAGACTGGCTTGGACCCATGGTGAATAACTATATGGCACTCAGGAACATAAATCAGAACGACATAACCAAAGTAATGAATGATTGCGCCGACCAGATAAGAAAAATAGGCACCGACTACGGAGTCAATATTTTCATATATCACCAGCTTGGAACTCAAGCTGCCCAGGCAGGCGCAAGGAGGAAGCCAGAGGCTACAGATGCATTTCAATGCAGAACTCTGCATCATTACATGGATACAGTTATATGCATAGGAAACAGAGATCCTGAAAGTAACTTGGCCTGGATTACTGCACCTAAGGTAAGAAACGGCCAGCCATTTATGGATATGACAATCCAGATGGAAGGCGCTTTGTCAAGATGGAAGTATGTGGACAAAGCAAATGTAGATATTGAGTCTATGAAGGTTTACGATCAGGACAGTTTATCAGAGGCAGGATCACCAACTTTATTTGATAGGCACTCTCGCAAGGCAGTAAGCGCTGCAGAATTTAGCTCAGCAGTTAGAGAAAATCTAGGATGAAACCCATAAATGAAAAATTGTACAAAGCTCTTCAAGGTAAATTTGGAAAAGTAAAGATAAACAATTCTGGAGTAGAGGCAAAATATAGAATAGTAACCGATGCCCTAGCGTCGTATTTCGACCTTAATACTAAAAAGAAAATAAACATAATTAATTGGGGCGAAACCTATTCTGTCAACTGCCCAAAATGCAACGATAAACGTTCACGTCTGTACATTAGTCATGTATGGGGCACCAGATGCGAGGAGGCAGGCAGAAAAATATATTCCTGCATAAAGTGTCATAATGAAGCTTGCGATTGGTCGGACATGTGGGAGGCGCTTTATGGCAACTCCGACATAGCGGCATACGACGTGAAAACCGATTCGCTTAAAACTGGAGTTGACGCGGACACCAGGAAAATGGAATTGCCTGGAGACGTAGACGACCTTGTGCCTATTAATGAACTGCCAGAAGATCACCCCGCCATATCCTACCTGGTGTCCCGGGGATTTAACGACATAAACAAAATGGCGTCCGAATACCAATTTTGTTACTGCAAAAAAAGTCCATGGAAAAGAAGCTTTATGGATTCAGGTGGCATCTGGCATACTGTAACTCCTGAACGTAGACTGATAATACCAAATGTTCAACAAGGAGTGTGGCAGGGGTGGATGGCTAGATACATTGGCCCCATACCATATGATTCAATTACCAAAAAGCCCGTTATACAAAAATACTTGAATGCCCCAGGGTATTCATTCAGTAATTCTGTATATAGATTGGATGACGCTAGAAAATTCAGCGAGGGTATGTTCTGCATAGTTTGTGAGGGGGCCTTATCAGCGATTGCATGCGGTCGTGCTGGAGTATGCACGTTTGGTATGTATCCCAAGCCTATGCAGGAGGAATTGCTAGCAAATACATTCAAAGACGGACAGATCATATTTATGGTGGAGTACGAGGCTGCTATCAATGGCAGAATTTTTGAGTGCATAGAAAGGCTGAACTGTAAGATAGCTAAAGGCTGTATTACGGTGAAATTACCAAAGGGTCAGGATCCAGCCACCATGTCTACCCTAGAGTTAATGGAAGCCATAGGCAATTGGCAATAAATAAAAAAAGGACACATAAAATGAATAAACAAATTGCAGATGCTCCGAATACCGATACTGATAGCGCACCACTTCCGCAATGGATGGTGCTAGTGCATAATGACGATGTAAATACGTTTGAACACGTAATCAATTGCTTTATGGAAATAGTGGGAATGATGCCGCACCATGCGGTCATAAAGACTTTAGAGGTAGATAAGGAAGGCGTTTCCATAATCAAGATCACGCATAAGGAGTATGCTGAATTCATAATGGAGCAATTGATATCCCGCGGTTTAAGTTGTTCAATAGAGCCTACCTGTGAATAAGCAAAGATAAATTGTGAAATCTAGATAGGACGCCAAAATTAAACATTGGAGTGACAATGCCAGTAGAAATAGTAGATAAAGACATAGAGACGTATGGAAACGTCGTTATTAAGGTTGCCAAAGAGCGCAGTCAGAGCGTCGCATATACAGCTACGGACATACTAAATAAAGTATATGAGACAACCAAAACTGGAGAAACGGGCATAACCTCACCTATGATTATATTGCCCGGCATCCATCTGGACTCTGTAGGCACCGATAAGTATGCAAACGTAGGTCCAAGTTACAAAAAAATCATGATGGTTGGATCGTGGCCCAACTCCATAGAGGAAAAAGAGAAAAGGCTTTTTCATGGAGACTGGACGATTGAATTCAAGGATTTGATGTCTAAAACCGGATTAAATATAAACGACGTGTACCTTACCACCTTTGTTAAGACTCACGTTCACGGTAAGAAGACGACTATTCCAAAAGATCTGATTGAAGACTATATGCCAATGTTCAAGAAGGAGTTGGAGCTGGTTAAGCCGGATCTTCTGATCATCCTGGGCGCTAAGGTTCTCAAGGCTCTATTTGGCGCAAAAGCGACAATGGAGCAATACAAAAACAGGACACTGACGGCGGAGGAAAGTCCGCTCAGCGTAAAAACCACTGCAATAACCGACTTTTCGGCCGTGCTGCACGTTCCGGAAATGAGGGGCGGCTTGGAAATGGAACTTACCAGAATCGCTGAAGAACTGAATTCCAACACTACTCAAATCGTGGACGATGTGCACATATCGTACACCTACTGCTATAGCTTAGATCATCTGGAGAACAGCCTCAAAACAATTGAATCAGAGTACTCCGGGTGGGTTTCTGTGGATTGCGAGTGGGGAGGCAGAAACCACGTTGACGGAGAACTCAGATGTATTCAATTCAGCTGGACTCCCGGCAAGGCCCTTGTTATCGTGTTCAATCATGCTGGCATGACTCCTACCCAACTTGGATGCAACAAAGTTGAAGCGTGGAAGCTGATAAAGAAATTTATTGAGAATGGAAGAACCAGGTTAGTGGGCCACTTTATTAGGGCAGACTTGCCCTGGATGGTATCCAACGGAGTAGACGTCACCCTATCAGTGTTGTTTGGTTGGGATACAGCTCTTGCCGGCCATCTGCTCAATGAGAATTGGGCACAGGGTTTGGAGGTGTACACATCTAGGCATACGAAGATGGGCAGATATGAGCTGGCCTTGAATAATTGGATTAAGAATAACAAGTATGATGTTGATGTGCATAGCTACGGAGGCATACCTGACGATATTTTGTTCGAGTATGCGGCTAAAGATGCCGATGTCACGTTTAGAATATTTCAGACGCAAAATCATGAGATGAATCTTAAAGAAAATATTAAGATCAAATCTTTGTTTGAGACAGTGGTTATGCCGGCAACAATGCCTATTCTTGAGATGGAGATGACTGGTATGGGCGTCGATGTGCAAAGACTGGAACTTTTGTCTCAAAAATACTCTGAAAAACGCAGAGAGCTGGTCGACCGTCTGAAGGAAATGTTAAATTGGTCGGACTTTAATCCTGACTCTTCAATTCAAAAGGCGGCAGCGCTTTTTGGATGGATAAAGCCTGGAGCCAAGACTAATCCCCCTAGCACAGCTACTCTAAAAAGATTTGAGCCTATCAAAGCTACAAACGAAAAAAAGTGGTCGGATGTTATAAAGAACCCTGAAACAATCGAAAGCTATACACCGTCCACTGAACGTGCTGTAATCCAGGAGTTATTGCTATCTCACAAGGATGACGAATTCTTAAACACCATGCTGCTGTATACAGCTGTTTCTCAAACAGTTAAAACTTTCTGTGGATCGTTTGTGGTTGCAGAAGATGGATCCCACTTCATAGAAGGCGGAATTCTTCCAAAGTTATGGTCGGACGGTAGAACCCATACTAAAATTAGACAGACGGTAGAAACTGGACGATATGGACACTCTGATCCAAATATGGCCCAGCTGCCAAAGACTGCAGAAGATTTAGTAGGACGTGCTTTTAAAGATACTGGAAAGAAAATTCCATCTATAAGATCTTGCTTCCGTGCAGATCCAGGCTGGGCATTATTGGATTGCGATTGGGTTCAAGCTGAGCTGTTCGTCATGGCTTGGCTTAGCAAAGATGGAAATATGCAACAAAAGTTAAACGATCCAGGCTCGGACTTCCACTCTGAAGTTGCTATAGACATGTTTCGTTTGCCAAAGCCACCGGCGGACTATTCAAAGGGACTTAAGGAGTGGCTAAAAGAATCAGGTAACGGAAAGTATAGAACCATTGCGAAAACTATTACATTTGGAATTGCGTATGGTCGTGGTGCAGCTGCAATTCGTCAAGCAGTATATATGGAAGGAATTAATATCACAGTGGAGGAGGCTCAAGACTCTGTTGACAAGTTTAAAGAGACTTTTCCAAACCTTGCATATTGGTTAGAGCTGCAACAGGCTTGCGTAGGCGATAATACGCAAGGATATGTAGAAAATGGCTTTGGCCGTAAAAGAAGGTTTGACAAAACCAAAGACAAAGAGCTCATATCGCATCAAAAGAGACAGGCTATGAACGCGCCCATTCAGGGAACTGTTGGCGACTTAATGTCGTTGGCCTTGGTCAATTTGTTCTTAATCAGAAATGAAGAAAGGCCGCATCTCAAATATAAGATAATCATGAGCGTTCACGACCAAGTTATAGTAACTTGCCCAGTAAGTCAGGTAGAAGAAACTTTAGAAGTAATAAAAATCGCAATGTGCGATAGGTGCAGAATTCCAGGAAATGATCTTCTGCTAAATATAGATCCAGAAGTATGCATTCGATGGGGAGAGCCCTTGACAGATGAAGATGTAACACAGTATCCTGTTTTATCCAAGTACAAAAAGTAATAAACAACAACACACAACTCTAACAAACGCAAAAGGAAATACAATTATTATGGCATTTAATTTTAACAAAGCAATTTACGAAGACAGCAAAAACAACGTAGTATCCCGCAGTTCAGACTACCAAAAAATATTTAATGATGATGCGCCCTCCATGGGCTACATCTCGAGCAAAGCTCCATGCGAGTTTATTCTGGTGCCTCCCCATGCAAGCTATGGAGCAAGCGCCGCCATGACTAGCGGTGGATTTCGACAGGATTCTACCAGAGGTGTGGTACCTACTCTGGGCCAATACGGCATTGACTGGGTCATGGTCTATCGCAAAGTTGGCAATGATCCGGACTACAAAAAACGTAAGGACATTCTTGCCATCAATATGATGGAAGGACCGGACGGGATGACTGTTCAAACCGAGCGTGACTGGGGCAAGGGCTACATGAGTCCGATGTACAAATTACGTGAGTTCCTCTGGCGCACCGGAGGTGGCCACAAGTACAATAAAGCTCTGCGTCGTTCTGAGCCTACGATCAACGTTGATACCAGCACCGCCAAATACAAGAGGGCCCACGAGTTGGTTCCGGTTGATGGCAATGACCTTAATTCTCCGCTGAGCAAGGGTGTTCGCACCATGTTTCTGCAAGGATTTATGGTCAATAACGCTGGCATCAATTACACGGTCGACGAAGAAGGACAGCCCTGCTGGCCGCGTCACAAGATTCTGATGATTAATCAAATTTCTGCAATTAAGTCTCGTGAAGATGCAAGAACCAAAGAAGGTTTTTATGATGTTTGGTTTGAGCGTGCTGATGGAATTAACATGGATCCAGAGTACATCATTGATCATTTTGGCGATGTTTCTCAGAGTGAGACGGCCCAGACAAACTGGGAGGCAGGATTCCGTCACTCAGATTTTGCCGTAAAGCAAAAACTAGTGACATTCTCCTCCTATCCATCTGGTCCTGCAGGTATAGCCACCTATACCTGTGCCGTCCAGAATCTTTCGGATCGCTTTGGGGAGCAATATGTGCTGCCTGACGAGGTTCTGAAGAAGGTTCGTCCGTTCAGTGATTATATCTTGGAGAACAACGAGAAGCTGCAAATTCAATGGCTGCTTGAGCTGTTCCCTGGAGATGAGTGGGCTTTTATCGAAGCTGGCATTATCCAAGACGGTAGCAACAGTGTGGCAATGGGAGGCTTTTCCGTTCCTACACCAGCACCTACTCCTGTTACGGTAATTTCAACTCCGGTTGTACAGCCTGCTGTACAGCCCCCTGTCGCACGAGCTCCTATGTTTACAACTAAGCCGCCATACACTACCCCTGAATCTGTATCATCTGTGACAAAGCCAAAGGCACCGCCTATTCCGGTGGCGCCTGTTGCTAATTCGGCTCCTACAGTTCCCCCGGTGGCGGCGCCAGTTAATCTGTCGGCTGGAGGTCCAGATTTATCATCACAGATGAAAGCGTTAATGTCCAAATTACAAAACAACGTTAATAAGTGAATACAACAATGTCAAAGAAAAAGAAAGACGAAATCATTAATAACAATTCAGAACTTGATGCTGGAATCAGCGCCCTCATGGCTCACGCCATGAGGGCCTCTGGCAATCAGGTTTGTCTCGCATCCGATCTGGCGGACAGAATATGGGGGCTTCCCTGTGATTATTTGTCCTACAGGTGGCTGGCAGATAATACCTGCTATCAAATGAGTAGAATTATTGGAGTTGCAGGAATGAAAGAATCCTGTAAGTCGGCATTTGCTATGACCTTGGCAAAGCTATGGATGGATTTCGGAGGACTTTGCGTTTATGTGGACACTGAAAACAAGAAATCTGCCACTTTGTACAAAGCTGTTGTTGGAGCTGTAAACACTAAAAAGACCTTGGAATATCCTGCCTTCTCCACCGAGCAATGGCAAGAGCAAATTCTTGGATCGCTTAGGTTTGCATCAGAAGATCCAGCTATGCATGATAGACCGGTCATGTTTATTATCGACTCCCTTGGCGGCGTAGATACCAAGGAGACGGATGCCAGAATTGAAAAAGAAGGTGGTATCAATCCTCGCAATACCGGCGGCATGATTAAGTGCAAGTCGCATAACGAATTCTTTAGACACGTTAACAAGCATTTATACATGAAGCCATACGCATTGGTGTACATCAACCACCTTTCAGATGACCCCAATAGTCCCATTCAAGGTGCTAAGAGAAAGCCTGGCGGCACTGGACAAGACTACCATGCAGTGCTTGATTTGTGGTTTTCTGTCGTAAAGGGAACTCCAGTGTTCAAGGCTACTCGTGGCTTTACAGAAAAGATTTTGAAGATCACGGTAAACAAGAATTCTATGGGTGCTAGCAAACGTAACATCGAAATTCCTTATCGCTGGAAGGGCGACGAAGGAGGGCAAATCAGCGAATGCTGGTTTGACTGGGATGCAGCCACGGCAATGCTGCTTACTGACGACAGTCCAACAGGGGTTAAAGGCCGCTTAAAGGATATAGTCAACGTAACGGTCAATAGCAATAAGTACAGCTGCAAAGAACTGGGATTGGTCGCCGTGAGTGACTCAGAGATGGGCGAGGCCATACGTAATAATGTCGAATTGCGAGAAAGACTCTCAGATGCCCTGGGAATAAATAGAATGAAGGTTTGGCCAGGGTTAAAGTTAGAAAATAAATATGTATATGAGAAGACGTCATACTCCATAAGCAATCAGCCAATTGAACAAAAGCAAGAGGTTGGAGAATGAAAGAACGTCAAGAATCAGAGTTTTTTGATAGCCTTTCAAATTTTTATGAAAAACAAGAGATAAATCGTCAAAGCGCATATGAAAACAAAATTTGCAAAAAGCTGATAGCGAAGCTTTTTGATCAAAGCAGTCCTGAATTTGACGTTTGGAGGGAGCGGCTAGAGGCGAGCAGTGAGCCTCTAGCCGAGCTCCAGGATCTGTTTGGACAGTTCTGGATAACTACTCACAGGCTACAGGACTGGAGTATAAATGATTTGCTAAAGTCTCCAACAAAATTAGACCGGCATCCGCTTTGGAAAGAATTTGCCAAAAAGGTTGCTGTATGTCAAAAGGGGCAAATCGCTGCCATGATATTTTATAATTCAGTAATAGGTCAGGATATGGTTATACATACCGGAATATCTACTCGCATGCCTGATGGCTATTTTAGATTAGTACGATCTTCGTCTTCAGGAGATGGAGGGGTTGCTATAGACACTTTAGAAGGGTTTCTGAAGATGATTGCAGGAAATAAATGAAATATAAAACACTTTTAGAGTATGAAGTTGTAAGTAAACTAAAAGAAGAATTACCAAAAATTTACCAAGGAATGTGGCTTCTAGATTTGGATAAGAGGGCAGAAAAACATTTGCTCGGACCTTTTGATACCGTAGCCGAGGCCCACGACAACAGGGATTACATCTGGAGCTATGGAGATAGATATGGCAGGTATCTGTGGCTAGTCAATAAAGTTGCTGCTAATGTACTTAAACACAATGCCGATAAGGTACAACATATAGAGGTGGCTATAGATACACTTCCACTTGAAGTTATTGGATTTAAATTAAAAGTAAAAGGATTGGATGAATGGGTAAGGGCTCCATGTAAAAGAAGGATAAAGAAATGATTAATGATAAGCCTGAAAGAATGCCGTTAAAAGATACCCTAAAATTCACCATACAGATAGCGATAACGGATGCCTCTATATTTAATCACTACATACTTAAGGAATATGCTCCTAGATGTCAGGGGCCGTTAGCAATAAGCAAAAGCCCAGCTAAACACACGTTAGAAAATTGCCTGTATGATGAGATATGTGGCTGGCTAGACGCACCATCTATTACTGGCATATCAATCTTAGACATACAAGCAAGTTCTTCTGCATTTAAAAATGAAATTTTGAATAATGACCCTAAAATCTACTTTCGTGAAATAGTGGATTTATTGTATGATATATGTAAACTTCAAGTTTCTGGTAAACAAGAAAGCTCTAATATACTGGTCGACAAAGTTAGATTTGAGCATATAAAGGAAAAGTGTAAAACAATCCTAAAGAATGTTGACAGGGTTGAATTTAATGGCACAGAACCCGCTAAAATATCAAAACAAATGGGTTCTAGCCTATGAGCAAAATGGCTTTCTAGTAGATTACCTTCGACATCCTGAGTTTATATTTGAAAACATGGAATTGGCATATGAAAGAAAATCAGATGCCGTTATTTTATTAAATAAGGTGTACCCTAATTTAACTACAGATAAAATATTTGTCGCACCATTAAGAGACTTTTTGTAGTGACAAAATACATCATATACATACCGGACTCAGACTCAATAATGATGGATGGAAAAGAGCCATATGTAGACACTGAAAAAGAAGTTAAAAGAGTCATAGTGGAAGAAACTGTACATAAAAAGGCAATGTATGAGCCTAAGCCAGTATCGTTTTTGAAGACCTGGGCTAAAAAGCAACAGGAAAAAGAACAAAAGCAAAAATCAAAACCCTACAAATTTTCTCCAACTTTTACAGAAATAAAGTATATAAAACCTGCAAGGCAAAAAAGATTTTTGCTGGTGGTTGGTGTAGAAGGGATAAAAAATAGCGGAACGCTAGTAAAAGACTTTGACATCTTAGAAGATGCTGCTAGACTGGCCAATAAGTCAATCAAAGGATTAATCAAAGAGTTTCCTCAATTTGGATATTATATCTATGACACAAAACTTGAAACCTATGTCCTCGAAATCTCAGGATCAAATGAATCCGTCGCAAAATAAAATCTTAGATCTTGGTAAAGGAAATGGCAGAATGGCTGGATCCCCTTTAAAGAACATGCTCAAGGAAAGCGATTTCCACAACTCTGAAGTAAATAAAAACGAAACAATTGATAGGCAGTGGCTTTTAAACCTCCACAGGGAGCTAACCGAAGAGGCTAGATCTTTGTCGGAACGTAAAAACCACGATTACAGTGGCGGGAAAGACTCCACCCACCCCTTCCTAAACTTTACCAGATGCGAATCTATGGGGGTTTGTGCAACAGAGGCTGGTATCATGGTCCGGCTTACCGACAAGATGTCCCGGCTATCCACGTTCATCACTACGGGGTCTTTTAAAGTTAAAGACGAGGCTCTTAGAGATACTATTCTTGATGTAATTAACTATGTTATTATTTTATATGCTTATATTCAAAGCAAAAAAATAATAAAAAATGATTAAACGAGACCTTTGGCTTAAGGAGTATGACGATCTTGCGTAATATAACTGTAAAAATAAAGACAATAAAACAAATAAACAATAATGTTGACTCAGTGGATCAGCAGCTGAATAATCATATTAAAGTAGTCTCACTTTTAAATTCTAATCAATATTTAAAAATTACAACTCAACAACTATTAGAATTTAAAGATGAAGAATTAAATAATATCTGTCGTTAAAACGGCTTAAACACTAATAAGCATTAATACATTTTTAAAAAATTGATAAAAAGATATTTAATCATGAGCGATACTCTAGAGTTTGTGGTCGTCGGTCTCAATTCAATTGGTAGAACCCTGGCAGGACTTTTTTCTGTAAGCAACTTAGGTACAGTAACTTTAATTGATGATAAAAAGGTTTCAGCTAAATGCCTAGCTTCTGGCTATTTAGAAATAGATATCGGACAGTACCGCACAGATGCTACCGCAGATGCTATTAAAGAGATAAACCCCCAGGCAAAGATTAATAAACTTATGAGATTAGACGAGTCAGCAATTCAAACGTTGACTTCAAAGATTAGCGGTAATACAGTCATGCTGTGTTGCGACTCCATGAGTGATAAGTCCAGGCTACACATATGCACAGAAATGAGAAATGCCTGTCTGGCAATATATTTCTTTGGATTTGATGAAGATGGCAGCGATTGCAGTATTACTCGTATTGTCCCAGGAAACGATAATTTAGAAAAAACATTAGAAAACATTCCTGCAGGCAAGGAGAGTCTTGAAAAAGGTAGGTTTGCTGCAGCAAAAGCTTTTGCCTCAACTGTTTTCTTGCAAAAGCTTGAAGATACGAGTTCTAATTTTTCACTAGAGAAGACTTAAAATGCAGCATGAATTAGAGAGTAGGATAGAGATGACTCTACTTTTTTCTCTAAATTAGGTAAAATAGTTTTATGCCTTCACTTATTGATTTAACTCAATACAAAACAAAATCAGAGCTGCAGCTAGCAGATAACCATAATCGACTAGTAGATGCTTTGAATTATAATTTCGACTACACGATTAATCAAGTAACAAGCCCTATACCGGCCACCACATTAGGCAGCTCTCTTGATGTTCTTCACATTAAGCAAAATGGCAGTTTGGGCTATATCAATGTAAGTGATCTTATATCTGCTCAAAGAATACTGAATAATAATCAGAATTCTGTCTTAAAATTAAACCACTCCCTTGCTTTCAATCTGCAAGGAGAGGATGGAAGTCCTAACGCCTACACTATTTTTGCATCCTTTCCAGGCGGGCTTAAAGGCAATAGCGTTACGTTTAAGCAAATTAACCCGTCTGGACACATCCTGGAGATGCATTCAGTTCACCAGTTCCAGGTATTAACTAATGGCGGATACATAAATGTAAATGATGGCTATTTTTCTATAAATTCTCTGAAGGTAGCTGGATATCAGCTACCAACAGAAACTCCTACACTTGGAAAAATCCTTAGGGCAAATTCTCAAGGAAACTTAGAGTTTCAAAATCTTCCGCAGCCCCTCTACTTTGACAGCATAGGTATGAAATACAAGTTAGAGGAGGAGGGACCGATAGCTCTAAAGTCTGTTAACTCCTGGGATACCAGTGCAAACATAGAGCTTCAGCATTTTAAATTTGGATATGCAAATTTACTTCCGTCGAAATCCTCGGGCGCCTTCTTAAAAATGAGGGAACATCTGATACTCACAGTAGAAGATCTTGAGGATAAATCCTATATTCAAATGTATAGCCCATTTTGTTTGCCCCCAGTTAAATCCATGCTGCCGGGGGCTAATCCAGTTGGATCCTTGTGGTATGACAATGCCCAGGAAAACCTGGTCTTGGTCTCCTCTACTGGAATAAAATACATAAATCCTCAAGCTATAGCTCAAACAGTAAATACCGAGGAAGTAAAAGATTTTACTTTGCAGCCGGCCTCAACATTGAGCGTAAGCTCTGGATCCGAAATAAAGCCTGCGCTAAATATTGGGGGCGTTGGGCTTGTATCAACATCCGAATCGCTAAAGTTTATTGTGGCAGGAGGTGCAGTGACCCAGATGTCCAAGGAGGGCATAGTGTCGGCCATAGCAGGATCGACAGGAACTGCAAAAATTCTTCTGAATGCTCAAGCAGCAATTAACAATTCAGTAAACCCCACCTATACATTTAAAGAGGCGGAAGGACTGGGATTGTACAGATCGGACATCAATGGTATGGCCGTGGCTGTAAAGGGCAATCCTGTAATTGAGTTTTCTGATAAGAAAATAAGTACGAAGGGTAATAAAATATCGAATGTCGGCGCTCCGTCAGAAGCCTCAGATGCAGCTAATAAGCAATACGTAGATGCTAGGGTTCCCATTGGAATCACTCATGGCGCCATGCCCATAGTCGACAGCTCCACTGGAGTGTATATTGAAAGTAGTGCTAAGTACTTAGCAGGAAAGTTAGAAATAGGAACAATATCCGAACCAGCAACATTCAAGTTAAACTCTTCAAACGGCGGATCGGTGACCATAAAAGTTCCGACTATAGCTAATAACATAGTTTTTAATTTGCCTAACAACCAACTGGCAAATGGAGTTTTGCAGTACGTAGATGGAGAATCACGATGGGTCAGCGTTGACTCAATTACCCCTAACATGGTAAAGGCCGATGGATCTACAGCACTGAGTGGGGGCCTGAAGATAAATTCTAATACTTCTCCAAATGCTCCTATGATAAGTAGCAATGGAATTGGATTATACGCCGAATCATATACTGAAAAGAAAATAGGATTTTCGGCGAATGGCATTAAACTACTTGAAGTAAATGCCACAAATAATACTCTTATCGGAAAGTCCACCAGCAACAATGCTCCCCTCATAAGATTAACTAATAGTATCAGTAGCTATTCGCCAGAACTTGGAGTCTCAGGTACTCCGACGTATTCGTTTGTTGGCGACAATATGACAGGTATGGGGCAGAGCAAATTACAATCGGTTGCCATGATAGTAAATGGCAACAGTGTTATATCGGCTTCGTCCGACGGAATCAATGCGCACTTAAACAGGATTAAAGGCGTAGCGTATCCGTTGGAAATATCCGATGCGGCTACAAAACAATATGTCGATAGTGTCGTTAAACCTAGGATTGAAATAAGTTTTAGAGTAACAGCACTTCCTATAGGGTGGACAAGTGGCAGCAGTTTAATGCTGTCAATATATGACAGCGCTTTAATATATCAAAGTGCATCAGCTAGTTTGACTTACGAATCGGCAAGTGATAAAACAAGGATAATAATTCCCGCAAATTTCGCACTAAATCCAGATTGTCAAGTATATTTAGAAAACCTCAGATTGATAAAGATGGCCAGCGCTTCAGGCGTAAGGCAAGTTGCCTACGCTACAAACAGAAGCATCCTGATCAACTACGACTTGAACATTGGGAATATAGTTACTATACACTTGCCTTACCAGTAAAGGTAAAAAAAAATGTCACAATCGATGCAAAAGATGGACTTTAAAGTTCATCTAAGGGCTACACCATTCAAACTTACTCCCCTTTTATGGAAGGTAATGGATAATCAGATATCTCTGTTAATAAATAATCCCAACATGGATATAGGCATAAGTTTGGTAAATAATCTAAGAACCAGTGGAAGAGAAAATCCATCAGAGTTCATATTTAATTATGGATGTTATTCAACAGGATTAACTAAGTCTCATGCAGCCTCCGTTATTCGCAGAGGGGCCCTAGGTTCATTCAACTTAAGATTCAATCAGCTGTGCCTTTCTACACTTGCTAGTGCGTCTAATAAAGAAGTAATCAGGCAGAACGCATGTCCTCCAATAGGTTTTGGATATGGCGTAGGATCTGCGGCGTACGTATACCCATGTAAGGGAATCTTCTGCACTAATTGCTATATGCGAAAAGCAAATCAAATCAGAAAGGAATTAGCCAGTAGGCTGGAGCTAAAAGGTACTCCGCCAGAGTCAGCCAAGGCTTTGATTGTAAGATCCTGCAATGTAGGTCAAATTAATTCTTATGGATACGATTTTAATTTAGACGACGATCTATCTGAAAGAATAACTTATAGATTAAAAAAAATAAACTTTATTGCCATAAGAACTATTGGAGCTACAATGGGCCAGGGTAGAGTACCGATAGCGTGTACTACTACTGCAATAATACTGGATGCAGAAAATATAGAGACAGCCACTAAATCCTTAACAAAATTAAAGGCATCAGTGTTTAAGAAAAATCCAAATAGAACAATCGAAGTTACTTCTGAGCAAGGCCTAGACAATATATGCCTACGGCTGTATGATTCCCCACCCGTATGTTTGGCGGGTATATCTTCAGATGGAATACATAACTCGATGCTTCAACACAGTCTAGAAAGTTATAAGTCTATTGTAAAAGGAAAGAAAAAAGCAATTATATTTGGAACAGGAGTTATTTAAATTGAGTAATAAAACAATGAATACGCCGGCAGCAGCAACAGCAGTAGTTGGATATTCGTACGAAGAGGCCGTAGCGGCATCTGCCGAGTATTTCAATGGCGACGATCTTGCCGCAAGAGTATTTGTGGATAAATACGCATTGAGAGATACCGAGCAAAACTTGTTAGAGAAAACCCCAGAGGATATGCATAGGCGAATTTCCAAAGAGTTTGCCAGAATAGAGGCTGCCAAGTTTAAAGATCCATATACGGAAGAGGAGATCTTTCAAGCTTTGCACAAGTTTAATAGAATTGTGCCACAAGGCAGTCCGATGTACGGAATAGGCAATCCTTATCAGATCATTAGCCTAAGTAATTGCTATGTAATTCAAAGTCCACAAGATTGCTATGCAGGAATATGCAGAGCGGACGAGGAGCTGGTTCAGATCAGTAAGAGACGGGGCGGATGCGGCATAGACATATCCACCCTTAGACCTGAAGGCACTTTGACCAAAAATGCTGCCAGAACCAGTACTGGTAGCCTCACATTTGCTGAAAGATTCTCAAACTCCATACGAGAGGTTGGGCAGAATGGAAGACGTGGAGCCCTGATGCTCACCCAGTCGATCCACCACCCCGATGTGGAAAAATTTATTTCCTGCAAGAAAGATCTTACTAAAATTACAGGAGCTAATATTTCTGTCAGACTGAGCGATGAGTTTATGTTTGCCGTAGAAAGTGAAAAGCAATATGAGCAAAGATGGCCTGAAGAGAATGCCAAACAGTCAAAGATGGTTGATGCTAAAAAGATATGGAATGCGCTGATTGAAGCCGCCCATGCAACTGCCGAACCAGGCATGTTGATATGGGATAACATCCTCAAAGAGTCTATTCCTGACTGCTATGCCAACGAGGGGTTTAAGACCGTATGCACTAATCCGTGCTCTGAAATACCTTTATCCGCATACGATTCCTGTCGGTTAATGCTGCTGAATGCATACTCATATGTATCTGAACCTTTTACAAAGAAGGCCAAATTCGATTTCGACAGATTCCGCAAAGATGCTTATATGCTTCAAAGACTTATGGACGATATGGTCGATTTGGAACTAGAGTGCATAGACCGCATTCAAGCCAAGATTGCTGCAGATCCGGAGGATGCTGCATTAAAGTCGCACGAAGCACAGCTATGGGAAAAGATTCGCACAGCGGCAGTTAATGGCCGTCGTACTGGATCAGGCATGACCGCAATTGGAGATACGCTTGCAGCACTTGGAATTTCCTACGGTTCGAAGAGGGGAATCTCCATGATTAACTTCATATACAAGGAGTTCAAGCTGGCCTGCTATTCCTCATCAGTAGACATGGCCAAAGAAATAGGAGCTTTTCCGATATTTAATGCGGAACAAGAGGCCAACAATCCATTCCTTATTAGAATAAAGGATGAGGATTCTGCGCTATATGAAAATATGCAAAAGTATGGCAGACGCAACATAGCCCTGCTTACGACTGCACCCTGTGGCTCAGTGTCTATTCTCACGCAAACTAGCTCCGGCATTGAACCCCAGTTCATGATCCAACCTTACACCCGACGCAAGAAGGGAAATCCTGGAGACAAGAACTTCCGATCTGACTTCGTAGATCAAAGCGGCGATCACTGGATGGAATTTACTGTGTATCCGCCTAAGGTGTCAGAATGGATGAGGGTTACCGGAGAAACTGATCTTTCAAAGAGCCCATGGGCTGGAGCTACAGCTCAAGAAATTGATTGGGAAAGTAGAGTAAGCATTCAAGCAGCAGCACAAAAGCACATAGATCATGCTATTAGTAGCACTATTAATCTACCTTCAGATACATCTGTCGAAACGGTCAATAAAATATACTTAAAAGCCTGGAAATCAGGCTGCAAGGGTATGACGATCTATCGAGATAAATGTCGAACGGGAGTCTTGGTGTCCAAGGAAGATCCTAAGCCAAAAAAGAAAGATGATTACAAGCGGCCAAACATGCTGCCTTGTGAAATCTATCACTATACAGTAGGCTCTGTTCCTTATTTTGTACTAATCAGCCTTAATGATGCCAAGCCTTATGAGGTATTTGCTGGAATCAATAAGAACGACGATGCAGAGCCCATCATTCCAAAAAGATTCAAAGCCGGCACATTGACTAAGATGGGCCGAGGTCATTACAAAGGTCAGTTTGTAGACGACCAAAACGAGGGCGAGTTACTTCAAATCAATAAGCTCGGTAATCTGGTGTCTAGCGAAGAGGGGGCGATTACCCGCCTTTTATCTACGCTACTGAGGCACGGCGTCGAAGTTCACCACCTAGTGCATCAGCTTGAAAAAGTGAAAGGCGACATGTTCTCTTTTTCTAAAATTGTTGCTCGTGCGCTAAAGAAGTACATTCCAGATGGCACAGAAGTTACTGGAGAGGTTTGTGAAAGTTGTAGCACTAAAGATAAGTGTATTTTAGTTAGGCAGGAAGGGTGCGTTACCTGTAAGTCCTGCGGTTATAGCAAATGTGGATAAGGAGTAAAAATGAATAATAATAATTTTGAAGCGGTTGTAACTGGAAACCTGGCCGAAACCCCCATTAATCCGAAAAGGGGTCTAATGAGTCCTACTGAAGTTATGGCGTTTGAAAAGCCTGAAACTTTAGAGGAAGCGGAGAAAATATTAAAATTAGATAACCTGTGGGAAACAATATCGGATGAACATTGGACTGAGCCAAAATTAGGAGAAAGTATTTCAAATACTTTTAGACGAACTACTAAAAAGCTGCCTGTTGAAGGCGGATACTTGTACTCAGTGGCAACGTATGTAATGACCTACATTCGTGGAGTTGCAGATAATAGCGTATCTGAATCCATAACGTTTGTCCCATTTAGCGACATTAAACTGACTAATTTTACCCCAAAAACTAAAACTACCAAGAAGTAATTTGCATAAAATCTTGCAATAAGATAAATAGTGGTGTAAGGAGCCAAATATGCCTTACACCACTATTTATTTGCAGTATGCTGAAAGTAGAAATGAAGAATCCGATCTTTCTGAGATAGACGAACCAGAATCCGAAGACGAAGATTATGAAAATTTAGACGACAGAGTGTTTGTAGAATTTACTCCTTTAAAAATATGCGCAAAAGAACCAAAAGAAGATTTCATAGAATTAGAGTTGGATTTTGATGCAAAAATAGGGGATATACTACATTTAGTCATTGTTAGATATAACAACTACAGGGCAGGACTGTTGGAAGAATGGTGCTTAGAAAAGGTTCTGGAGAGTGGTGACGAGGCGGAAGAATTCGTAGAAGCCTTGGAAGATGGATTTAGCATCTCTGAGTGCGCAGAAGGCAGAGGACATGAATCTCTAATAGTCAAAGCTGAAGTATTCAGTATGCAGTTGCATAAATAGAAACAATGCACAACCCTAAACTACAACTACTAAAAGCCATAGGTATCGTATTGTTTTGGGCAGCACTAGTGCTGTCTTTTAATGGTTGGATTTAATTAAAACTTATTCTAATGGCAATTATCTATAAAATTACCAATACAGTCAACGGCAAAATCTACATTGGCTACACCAACCAAACGCTTAAAAGTAGATGGGCAGAACATTGCGAAGCCAGTAGAAACTTAGCTAACAGAAGAGGCAACTCAAGATTTATGCGCGCTATTAGAAAATATGGCGTCGCCGCTTTTGTCAGAGAAATTCTTATTGAAGACGAAGACGCAGAAAAATGTTTAAATTACTGGGAACCTTTTTTTATTGCTAAATTCAACTCAACAGATCGAGCCATAGGCTACAATAGCACTAGTGGGGGCGGGGTAATGTTCACTTATACCCCTGAAGTCCTAGCTAAAATAAGTGCTGCAGCAAAAGCTAGATGGGCAGATCCTGAATACGCAGCTAAAACGAGTGCTGCAGTAAAAGCTAGATGTGCAGATCCTGAGGTTAAAGCTAGACGGAGTGCTGCAGCAAAAGCTAGATGGGCAGATCCTGAGGTCAAAGCTAAAATGGGTGCTGCAGTAAAAGCTAGATGGGCAGATCCTGAATACGTAGCTAGACAAAGTGCTGTATCAAAAGCTAACTGGGCAGATCCTGAATACGTAGCTAAAATGAGTGCTGTATCAAAAGCTAACTGGGCAGATCCTGAGGTCAAAGCTAAAATGAGTGCTGCAATAAAAGCTAAATGGGCAGATCCTGAATACGCAGCTAAAATAAGTGCTGCAGTAAAAGCTAACTGGGCAGATCCTGAGGTCAAAGCTAAAAAAAGTGCTGCATCAAAAGCTAACTGGGCAGATCCTGAGGTCAAAGCTAAAATGAGTGCTGCAGTAAAAGCTAGATGGGCAGATCCTGAATACGTAGCTAAAATGAGTGCTGTATCAAAAGCTAACTGGGCAGATCCTGAGGTCAAAGCTAAAATGAGTGCTGGAATAAAAGCTAAATGGGCAGATCCTGAGGTTAAAGCTAGACGGAGTGCTGCATCAAAAGCTAACTGGGCAGATCCTGAGGTCAAAGCTAAAATGAGTGCTGGAATAAAAGAAGCATGGCGTAAACGAAAGGAACAAAACAATGTCAATAGTGCCACGACTTGAAGAAAAGGAAATGCTCGATACGTTTCAACCGCTCCACGATTTTGTCGTGATTCGCAAGTGGAAGGCCCCCGAGACAACAGCGGCAGGAATCATCGTGCCAGACGACCGCAAGGACTATCAGTCTAAGCGAGGCACCGTGATCAAGATAGGCAGTTGTGAGAATTTAAAGGTTCGTAAGCTGCCAGTACCCAACGTCAAGGTAGGAGACGAAGTTCTATTTACAGCATTCTCAGGTTCTGAAGTTCCTATGCCTGATGGGTATCTGATCATGAGGGTTACAGAGTTGTTAGGAGTGCTAGAATAATAATGCTGTATGATAAATTTTTGCTGCCTGTAAGCCCCTCTTGCAAATTACAGTCGGCACAACGTACGCTCAAACTGCCTAAAAAGCCCCTGTACAATCAACCCGAAAAAGCCATGGAAGTCTTTAAGCTAATGAGACTAAAGTTTGACAGACTTAATTTAGTGGGCCGCCCGCTATCAACCAAAAATCTTCTTGAGATAGCCAGAGCGGCAGCCAAAGTAACAGGCTGTGAAACAGAAATAGCTAGAAATCTCTTACAGCCATTTAACTCTTGCTATATAAACAAAAGAACGCAAGATATTATATGCTGGCAGGTGGCCGGAAACAGAAAAAGAATGAATAACCTACAGCCTCACGTCTACAATTCTGCTACATTTAATTTAGGCTGGATGTCTGGGGTTATAGCGGAATATGTAAGCGAAGACGCTTCTAAGATCGGGGCATACAGAGTAAGGATAATGGACGGTCCTGCTGCAGGATTAGATATGTTCATGTCTGTCCCGAAGAGAATAAAACTTATGTCTGATGTGCTGGGGGCTACCTATAAAATAGACAAAGACAAAATGCAATTGTCAGATTACAGACAGGCAGTTCAGATGCAGGTTGCAGTCTATCCGGAACAGTTGGACATCGTGCAGTTTACGTCAGGAGCCGGACATATAAACCTTAAGCATCTTACAAAGGTAAATTCGATTGCAGCTTTAAAGACAACTGCAAAACAAAGAAAAAATAATCTAGAACTTGTAAAAACAAGAAATAAATTATGTCAATATGGCTTTAGACATCCTTGCCATATTTGTAAAATAGGCTATGATGAGTGTTCAAGAGGATGTTTGCCTCGATCCATAAAAGATGTTAAGGAAAATATAATCCTATTAATCAAAGGAAAAAACATATGTCAGAAAACTTTAGAAGAGGCTTAGATATACCGGTAAACTTCCCCCTGCCGTTCAATCCACGGCATATGCTGTCTATAAATCCGCACGGATCTACGACAGCAAATGAAACATACGTCCCTCAACATGACATCCTGAATTGTGTTCCAGGGGCATTTGTAGGAATGTGCAAGTTAATCCAATCCGTGGACACCGAGGTATCTACTGGCACATTGAATATCTCGGAAGAGGAAATGCAAAAGGCTGTTTTGGCTCTTAGATATATCCTATCAAAAGACGGTTTGGCCCATGGCACTGTGGAAGAAGCATATGTAGCCTCCGGATTTGTCAACCTATCATGGCAAGCAAGAACATGGGTTCTCAAAAATCTTGGAGACATAATGATTAGAATGTGGCATCAAGCAGCTATAGCCCGGGTAAACAACATTAAAGACTTCAGAGATTTCCCTATCAATACGGCTGCTGAATCTTTGTTAAAATCTCTTGGAAAAGGATTAGACTAATGCCAAAGGAAAATTTATTAAAAAAAATTGCCATTAATGAAAAGTCTGAAATTGGGTTCATAATGGAAATTCAAGAACTTGCTGGCACAAAGATATATATGGGGATACCTTTGACCGGGACTGGAAACTGGGTGTCTATAAACCCCAATGTATTTGACGCTCCTGTCAATGCATTGGCACTTATGGAAATAGCCATGCATGTGAGCCCGCCTAAAAAACTTTTAGAAAAGAAAAATTTTTCAATAGAAAAAACGGATGCTCCGATTGCAAAATGGGACGCCTTGTTTACAATGGAGCCTGGATCAGACCTTAATAATATTATAAACTCATTGTTCAAACTGGACCCAGATAAACATATAAATCACGACATCGGCGATTTTCACGTAGATAACGAAGACGAAGAAGAAACTAATTGATCTTATCTGCGTCAAACTCAATAATAGTTTGCCTTGATCTAGCTCTTGCCAATACTGGCATAGCAGTTCTTGCCATTAATCCCACTGAGGATGAGCTTCTTTATGTGGACACTGTCCATACAGAGAAGACAGATAAAGCAAAACTGAAAAAGGCTAAGATGCGAGTATCAGACGATGAGTGGCGCAGAACTACAGAATTGGCACAATCTTTAGAGAAACTTCTCATGGAGTACTCTCCATGTCATATATTTATAGAGTGCCCTACAGGCGGATCAAAGAGTGCTCAAGCAGCCAAAAGCATGGCGATTGCCAGAGGTGCTGCTTGTGCTATTATAGGTGGATTTAAAATCCCTACTACTCTCGTGACTCCGTTTGAGGCTAAACGTGCAGCCACTGGCAGCACATCGGCCTCTAAAGATCAAGTTAAAAATTCAGTTGTTAATCAATTTCCTAAATTTAATGGCTGGATAAAAGGAAAACGTGGACAAATACTTGAAGGAAAAAATGAACATGTCTATGATGCGCTGTCCGTTTACATGGCCGCAAAGCAAACAACTATATACAAGGAGCTAAAAAATGACACAATCAACAGCAACAACAAAAGTATCTCTACTCAATGAAAGCACTTCGTTTACCAGAATTCCTAATCCAAATGGAGAAGGCGAAATGTTGGAGGTCAAAGTAACCACCAAAGTTCGTACTCCTCTTGGAGTCACGCACGACACCACTCAATCCTTTTTTCTAAACGGGGAAGAGGCTAACGACACTCTTGCCTCTTTAAGAGTAATCCACAACAACTTGCAGCTTGCCCTCATGAAAATGCAGCAACAACAAGAAGTTAAAGAAACCGATAAAAGTGAACCTTCCCCAGGCGCAGATCTATCTGTGAGTAAGTCCGCAGGAGAGTGATATGCTCATCCCAAGCGATAGGATATTCTCTCCCGCCAAAGCGGCAGAAACTGCAAAAGATACCGAATTGGTATCAGAAGATGCCATTGCACCTAAAGACGAACTAAAAAGTTGGTCCAAAGATTATGAGTTGTTCTTTGTGAACACCATGCATATGTATCTTCGAATTCCTGTCAGCTTGTTTGAGATGTATGCAAAGCAATTTGATAAGAAATTGCACATAATGCATTTTGTGCTCCCAGGTTCGATACTTGTAGAGGATGTAGTGGCTCCAGCTGGATTCTCAAATCCCGAACCTGGCTGGAGCCGCTATGTGCAAGGGGTACCTAAAAATGAATGGCAACACTTTCACGACTGGATGATCAACTCAAAGTGGATGGCCAAAAACTCTAAAGGTAATAAAATTTTATATGGGTGTGAATCTCAAACAGTGCAAGTTCGTGATCCTGTAAAACTGCAGACTATGCAGATAGTTGGAATAAAGGAGTTTGTGCCAATAACCTTTTTTCTGCCTACAAACCCTGCAAGCAGACTGTATCTAAATATTAAAAATGGACCTCCATTTAATTGTATATACGTATCTAGAAATAGTCCAGGTGCAGGAGAGGCCGCAGCTTTATTTCAAAAATTAAGGCAAGCACCATGAAAGTAAACTTTCATGAAACTGATCCTATGGAGTCCGACGCCTCCTTTCCAAAAGATAACAAAGGAGTAGTCATGCTGGTAGAACCCTCATTTTACGGAAAGTCAAAAAGCGCAATCATATGCGTTGTAAGCACTACATCAAACTCCGGCAAATGGTTATACAGGTATAGACTAAAGGTGAGCGACAGCGGAAAACTTATACTTGAAGATTTGGGCGAAATCAGAAAACTTGAAGTCGACCAATAGTATAAATTTATACGCATAGCGTGTTATAATAAATTACCAGTCGTTTTGCTGTGAATCGGTCGCAGCAAAGTCAATTGGTCAGGCCCTCCGCTTATCCTATGGATAGGCGGTTTTTTTATTGGAGAGTCAAATGCAGAAGACCAGCAAGGACGTTGTGTCTCAAAAACAGGGATTCGTTAGCGTGACCGTGGCGTTTGGTCATATCAACGAATGGGAATCGGCATACGTGGAAAGCAGTCGAACCAGAAACTGCACCTACGTAGGAAGAACCGATCAAACTACCAGGGCTTTTATGATCATGAAAGCCAATGGAAAGTCGACGGCCATTGCTCAGCAATGGCTAGCTTGGAATGAAGGCGAAAACAGCCATCTTGCCTTTTACTGGGTAACGGATCAGAATGTGGCTATTCAAGACGAAAATATCAAATGGTACTTTGAAGGCCAGATATATTCGATCTATGATCTTCCAAGAGTAGTTAATTTTGAGGGCACCGGAGCAGTTAGAATGCATGTTGCTGGAGTCGCTCCGTTGGCCACACTAGCGCTCCGAAACCAAGAGTTGTGCAAAGCGTACAGATCTATGTCTATGCTTGTCAACGAGCCCATACTGTGGGTTCCGAGGACAAACATAATAAATCAAAAGGATTTCATTATGGAATGCCTTTTTCGACATCTGTGTGCGGGGGTTGGATCTAGCAAAAGCCCAGTCTATTTTCAGATGAGGCAATTGATGGAAAGGGAATTTGGAATGTCGCCATGGGAGATGTATCTCGCGGCAGGCTGCAAGACAGAGATTATGTGCTACGATGTTTTTAGAAAGAAAGGCATGATAGCTAAATGTTACAAAATTTTGGATGCCTTGATTGAAACTCCTCTTGAAATGCTTGGAGTTTCGATAAATGTGGCCAAGAAATGGTTAAAGACAAAAGATTTTATCAAGCTCTCCACTTACATGCCTTGGTGGTTTGCAAATGATGATTCTCCGTATAAGGTGCCAGAAGTAGAAGATACCTACATCACGGCAAAACGGGTGGAAAGCACCTTTACCTCTTCTCGTAGCTTCATTCCTGCAAGGGAGCTAGGTTATGATACTGGGTCCAAGAGTTTTGATAAAGCCGATAACACTATAGTTGAAATGAAAACCCCGATGCAAATTCCTCCAGACGTTATAAGGGAACCAGCATTGGAGACTCAAAACATTCAAAGTTAACCGTAGCCCTATCTCCTCAGGAGGCCCCGAAATTAATTTTCGGGGCCTCCTATGGAGTCTTAGCGCCCTCTAAATAATTTCAAGCTTTTAGCATTCAAAGAAAATGGTAAATACATATATCACTCACGTCATACGCTGTCTTTATAAATCAAATACTTTGGAGCTTTCTGAAATCTCCAAACTAATAGGAGCATCTGAAAAATTTTGTAAAGAAATATTAGAAAAAGAAGAAAACAGATATACGGAAGGGCTGACTCTAGAACATGTGGATCGCATAGTGGATTTCTTTGGAATGGCAATCTTTGGCAACTCTTTCTGCAAAGATCTATTTACTCCGCAAAAATCTCATTATAGAAACTGGGAAAGCTTAGAAGAAAACGAAAAGGAAATGATCAATATTGGCGCAACTATAACCGGCGGGAGCTCTATTAAATCTGCAAACGCCGTCAGCTATGCAAAAGAATGTTATCACTTTATTGATAGCTGTGAACAGATGATCTCTGTGATAAAAGAATCAGGATCGTCTGACGATGGAATTGAAAGTTCTGAAAACTAACTCTTTATATTAGGAATAAAAATAAATGACATCATCAATTAATTACGTAGAGAAGCTTAAGCAGTATCGCAACGCAAACATTCCCTTGCTTATTTTTGGCGGTCCTGGCATCGGCAAGTCTGAGATTTGCAAACAGGCAGCGGGTGGCGATGAGGTTAAAGACGTCCGTCTCAGCATGCTGGAGCCAATCGACATGCGCGGTATGCCAGTCATAAACAGGAATGGGGACGGCTCTCAGTTTAATGTTGAGTGGGCAAAGCCTGACTTTCTGCCTCGTGACGGCAAGGGCGTCATTCTATTCGACGAGTTGAATACTGCCGATCCTAGCGTCCAGAATGCGGCCCTACAGTTCATCCTGGATCGTCGCTGTGGTCCACACAAACTTGGAGACGGGTGGTGGATCGTAGCCTGTGGCAACAAAAGTAGCCACAAGGCTCATGTCAATCCGCTTAGCGCTCCGTTGCGAAATCGTTTCGTCATTCTAGAAATGCAGCCAGATTTTAATCAGTGGCGTAACTGGGCGATTAATAAGAATATTCATGAGAATGTCTTAGGATTCATGAGCAGCACCGGCGGACAGCATTTGTACTCTGATCCAACTGATGAATATGGCAACTTTCCAACTCCTCGTGGTTGGACTATGGTCAGCCATCTGCTTAAGAGCCGCATTATCGAACGTGAGGCGATTGAAGGTGCAATTGGCAAGGGTGCTGCAAACTGGTTCTTACAGTATTGCAACGAAATCAAAGTGATGCCAAATATCGACGATCTACTGGAAGGCAAAGCAATATATCAGGATGGACCTAACAAGTTGTCCATAACGTACGCCGTCGTAAGTAATATTCTGTTCCGTGCGATTAAGAATCCAAATGTCATCGATAAGGGGGCTGCGATCATGCTGTCAATTCGTCCAGAAATCAGCTCTCTATACTTTGGCGGCCTGCTTGGACAAAAAAGTGACAAATTCTTGATAAACGTAATGAAGTCTCAGAACACTAAGGATTGGCTTTCTAAGCACCGAAGTCTACTCATTCCATATGAGGTGCAATAATGGAAGAAATTGATCCATCAGAACTGCAGTCAGCTAAAAAGAGGGTGAATAAATGTATGTTCAATATGTTCCGGGATTTTCCATTCTGGGCATTCTTGATCGAGAAGTGCAACGTCAAACTAACTAATAACACCGATAAGGTGCCAACAGCATGTATAGACAAGCACGGCAACATTTATTTCAGTAAGTTATTTTTCGACTCCTTGTGCGACAACCACATACATTTTGTGCTTGCCCATGAGGTCATGCACTTATTGCTGGATCACCACAATAGGCGTGGTGCGAGAGAGCCATTTATATGGAATGTAGCTGGAGATGTGCTAATCAACGAAATGTTGCAAGATCATTTTAATTCCAGCGGCATTCATACATCGTTTACGTCTGGCTATGTAACGTCCAAATCATTGGATATTTCTATTGACCACAATTCTGTTACCACTGAGGAGGTATACGACAAGATAGTTCAGGAGGCTGGGGAAGAAGTAAAAAAGATGAAGAGCAAGAACAACAATTCATCAAAAGAGACAGGGGGTATCAGCAATGATATTGTCGACTGGGGGCCAGGAGAAGAGCCTAATTCAAATAATATTAGAGACAAGTCTGAGGATACCCCTACTAATGGAAAGGAGTGGGCAGAGGCCGGATTGGAGGCAGCAACTCGAAGCAGAATGGCAGGAAACTGCCCTGAGTTCATGGAGCGACGTATAGACAAGCTCATAAATCCAGAAGTGCCTTGGCACGAAGTACTAGCATATTACCTTCGGCAGAAGTTTTGTATGAACAGTAGGAGCAGGCATACGTTTACTCCACCTAACAGGAGATATCTACATCAGGACATTATTCTTACTGCTAGAAAAGGATCCAAAACGCCTAGCGTCGCCTTCTCCGTAGATACCTCTGGATCTATGTCCCCGCAAGACATAACCAAGGGTATCTCGGAAATGGATGCAATACGAAAGATGTACAAGGTTCCTGTTTATTTTATGGAGGCCGATTGTGACGTTCATAAGGCCAGGTGGGTACAGCACTATGAGCCTATTCCAACAGCTGCTGGAGGAGGAGGAACTTCTTTTGTTCCAGTAATAGAGCACTTAAAGAACAATAAGCTCGATGTCGACGTGCTTATTTACTTTACTGACGGGTATGGAGAATTTGGAGCAGACCCAGGATTTGACGTTATTTGGATAATTAACACGGACGTTAAGGCACCATACGGAAAGACAATTAAGGTAAATAACTAAATGACAAGGGGATGCACGAGATGTAAGTGCATCCCCTTAATGGAGTATAAACATGAAATATTACGTATCTTTAGAAAACAATTTTATAGATATATGGACACTAAACAAGCGGTTTAACTCTCTAGGAGGTTTGTCAGCGCCCAAACTTCCTTTGGATTATTTTCTGAAAAGCCCTGCTCCGCCATTCGTAGCAGGAAATGTATTGTATACACCTTTGCAGGTGGGTGTGGGGCAAGGCGGCGGAGTATTTGGCTTCTTAATAACAAAGGTTGCAAATAAGCTGAATCTACTAGAGAATCATATTAAGTTGCTGGAGACCGATCAAGATTTTAAAGACGCCGATTTTAAACTAAGTGCTCAGTCCTTGAAAATGCTAAAGTCTCTTGCCCCTAATTCAAAAGCATTTCCAGGATACGATGACAACTGGCATATTAAAGGATTTAAGTGTAGGGCTGAGGATGTGATAAAAGCCTATGCATTTGGCTATTTGAAACTAAATGACAGTAGACCGCTGCTTGAAGCAATATGCCAATCAGATTACAATCTTCAGCAATTCTTAGGTGATAAAAGAAACAGCATGTCTCAGGTCTATTCCAATGTGATGGAATATTACACGAATGGCGAAGGAAAAAGCTCCTGGGGCCTGAAGTATATGGGTCAAAGGCTAACTCCGCACTTTGAAAGAACTAACAAAGTTCTTAATGAAGATTGTGTAATAAAGTGGAGGAAGCCAAACAAGAACTCCAAATGGCCTTATACTCTTGACCACCACTGGTTTGAATCTCAAGAGTCTGCAATTTCTCTGCAGCATCACACCTTGGCTGCTCTCATGGGTAATACCCATAGACTACATAAGGAAAGCTTGTTCTCCAATCTTCCGGTATTCAGCAGTATTAATTTGTTGGAAATGTGCAGAAAGAGCGTTGAACTCTTTTTCTGCAATATTCAAAAGATATTAGGAAAACATACTAATGAATACGGTCGATATGTTGGAATGGTAAATGATCTGGATTGGCCTAATGGGAAATTCTCTAGTCGTAAATTGACCGCCGAGGTGTTCCCAGTCAAAGCTTGTTTGGCTCTTGGGGTAATGCCCACATTCGATGCATCGGGGGCCTTTGATAAATTTGTTACTATTGGTGACAAACTATTTAATAATACAAAAATTTTGTATTACGCAATAGATCCAGAAACATTCGTTGATCGACGTCCAGATATTACATTACTGTTATGCTATAGCGTTGGTTTAATGAGTTTAGAGCAGTTAGATTTAATTCTGGGGCCAATTAGCGCAACTTCAGAACTTTTAAAGTCCGACAGCATGAAGATAAATTTGAAACTCAGCAATAATGTCGTATGCTGTACGCCTATAGAGGCTGCGAATTTGAAAATAACGGAAATTCTTTCCAAACAAGGAATTGTATTTTGTGCAAACAGAAATGCTTCAACTTCTTTTTCCATATTATCAAATGATAAAGCTAAAGAGTTTGAAGAATCAGATCCATTGGCATTAACCCAGGTTTTTAAAGACCCGGCCTATCCTTGATAGACATAGCGGTTATGGTAGATAAATCGGATAAGTCATCTAAATCTAACATAAATTCCCCACTAGGAATGAGGGTCGGCATTGGCCCAGGTTCTTCTCAAAAGAATCCTGTAAAGATTACAGATAACTCATTAGGATGGGGGACAGTTGCTAAAATACCGGTCCCCCCAGCTGCTGAAATAAGGACGTTTCAAGAACCGCTGGGACTAATTCCAGCATTGATAAATGGTGGAATTATTAAAGACGAAAAGTTAGAAAAAATAAGTCTCGTGCAGGCAGAACCTAACTCTAGCTCTAAAATAAAGTCGCAAGAATCGTCGATCTCTGGCAAAAAAAGAGCAGTAAAGGAGAATGCCCTCCCTACTGCTCTTTCTTTTATGAATCAAGGACATACCATGAAAATAGTAGAAATTGATTGGTATGGAGCTAAGCTTTTGATACAGTGTATAGACGTAATTTATCAAAAGGCAAATTTTAATAGAGGCGGTCAAGAGTGGCTGATGCTTGAAATCCCTTTAAATAAAGAAACCTTAAAGCCAAGTTGGCAGCCTCCTGTAGCACAACTGGAAGAAAATGGTAGAATATCTGTACCAGAATTTTACTGCACTATTGATGAACATAAACTTAAATGCCAAATTTTAAACATAGAGCTGCTAGATCTAAAGTCTATGAGATATATACTGATTTTAAGAGTGTTAAATTAACGCATTTATTAAATAAAAATTCTAATGCAAAATTGATATAAATTTATCTAAATTTTAAAAGAATGTTTGAAAAATGAATAATAATGAATTTATAAAAAAAGGCATAGTAGAAAATGAGTCCGAATCCAATATAGTAAAAACGGCATCTGATGAAGTTATGGATAAGGTAAAATTATGTAAGCTAGGATGCAAATGTAGATGCAGGACAAATAATAGTAAAGAGGAAACTAAAAATGAAAATAGTCAATAACATTCAAGAAGCTATTCCTCTAATGATAAAATCCGTTGTAACCAGCGATCTGGTACTAATGAATACATTACTGGATAAGTTTCCAAAACTTATAACCATGAAAAACAAGAGCGGACATAATCTACTCATGTTAGCTGCATACTATAGTCACCCCAACATAATAAACTACTTGATTTCATTTCATGTTATTGCCAACCCTTCCATAGATCCAGATGAAAAGGATAATGATGAGCTGACGGCATATGATTGGGCGGTATTGTCTGGTAACGAATTTGCTAGAAGTCTTTTATCTAAGGTAATGGGCGATAAGGATGATATTTAATGACAGGATTTCCATTAAACGGTAATTTTGCACCTCAACGCAGGGCGTTGGCTCATGCAGACAATGTGCCCAGTCCGTTTCTGGACTATGCCTCACTGTATTTGCCTACAAACCTTAATGAAGCGTTTGAAATTGCCGAATTGATGTACTACAGCAATCGTACTTTTGCCCAGGCAATAGAGTACTTAGTTTCGTATTTCACAGGATGCGACATCAATATTATGGCTAAGGACGAAGAAAAGAGCCATGAATACAAAAAGTTTCTAATTGAAAAGATGGATATCAAGTCCACGATGTTCATGATAGGCAGGGATGTCAAGGTATATGGCAATAGCTGCATATCGGTACTGGCTCCATTCAAGAGATTTTTAACATGCCCCAATTGTGGCTCCAGCAGGCCTATACATTCTGTTGACTATAAATTTACTATGAATAATGGATTCAGCTACCGCTGCGAGCATTGCGGTAAGCATTGCACAGTTAAGAATCCAGACGACAGGCCTACTTTGCAGGAAAATGAAATATATATAAAGCGCTGGAACATAAAAAACATACGTATAGTGGGGCACCAGTATGGAGGTAAACCTCAGTATTACTATGAAGTACCCACAGCTGACATTCAGCAATTGCAGGCTGGGAATAAAGTATTCCTAGAGAGCATACCTTGGGGAATAGTGCAATCGATAAGATCTGGAACCCTGTTTCAATTCAGCGAAGGTATGGTCCATCACTTTTCGATAGGAAATCTTAGCGATATAAAATTGGGGGAATGGGGACTCCCCCCTGTCATAGCCGGATTCAGAGACGCATACTTGGCACAAATACTAAAAAGAAACAATGAAACCATAGCCCTAGACCACATGTTACCAATCAGGATGGTTACTCCTGCTCAAATTGGAGCTGGCGGAGATTTCATGAAGAGTATTAACATAGGATCATTTGGACAACAAGTCATGCGCTCAGTGGAAAGGGCCAAAAAAGATCCTACCGGATGGCAGTGGCTGCCAATGCCTGTTAATTATCAGCTGATCGGAGGCGAGGGCAAGTCATTTGTTGTACCTCAGCTGTTAGAGCAGGCACAATCTGATTTCCTAAACGGAATAGGAATTCCAGTAGAGATGTACAGAAAGAATTTAAGTGTTCAGACTGCTCCGTTTGCGGCAAGGCTATTCGAAGCTGGAGAAGCTCACTTCTTACATGGGTTGCAGTCCACTTTGTCTTGGATAGTAGATAGAATAAGTGCAATATTAAATTGGATCCCCTGCGAAACAGTGCTGACACGTCCTACCCATGCAGACGATATCGAGCGTCGAATGATGATGCTCCAGATGATGATGCAAGGAATTGCTGCAGAGCAAGACGTCCTCAATCTATTTGGATTGAATTGGAAGGAAACTTTCAAGAAACGACAGCTCGAGCAAGAGTTCAAGATGCGAGAGGAGAAAGTCTATCAGGATCGTATGCAGAAGGCACAGGAGAACGAGCAGATACTGGCTGCTCCTCCTGGAGCAAACATTGCAGCACCTGGGCAGGTCGCAGGAGCAGGCGGGATGCCAGGAGGCCCAAACATCGGAGGCGCAGGCGGAATGCCTCCGGCTGCATCGATGCCTCCAAATGGAGTTGCAGGGCCTATGTCCGCGGGTCCAGGCAAAGATCTGGATAGTTTCTTTGCAGATGCGCAGGCCAGAGTTAATGAGATTATGGCAACAGCGCCACTGGGATCGTCACAAAGAAGGCAGATTCTGGACCAGATTAAGGCTCAAGATCCAAATCTACATGCAATAGTAAAATCCATGCTGGATCAGATAACTCAACAGGCTGCCAATCAAGGTAAGGAACAGTTAAGACAGCCTGCACCTGTTCAGTAAATAAGCTAACGTTTAAAAAAGGAACAGCCCATTAAACCGGGCTGCTATTATGCGATATTCATACCGACTTAATAAAAGAAATTTAAAACTTCAAAAGAATTTTTTTAACGGCAAAGAATACGTATCTAAGAAGGACAACCGAGAAGTAAATATTGAAACTGCAGAAAATGGAAATGTAATAATATCCGCTAAATTGCATCAAAACACCATTGCTAAAAAGATATTATGCCTTTATAATAATGAAGATGAAATATATGTGTCATATGCAGGCTGGAGAACAAAAACTACCTCAAGCGCCATTAAAGCATTGATACCGACTGATTGGGAATACTGTAGTGGAAGTGTCATAGCCCCCAGCGGAGCCAAGATGTCCATACCACTATACGGATTTCTAAAATTAGTAGACCCTGTAAAAGCTCACAAAGAGTCCTGGATATCTGATATCTAAAAAAAATTTCCATGCCTTTATAGCATTGGCATTTTCTTACCGTTAGTATTGCTACTTACTAAGAAACGCAAATCCTGCGTTTCTTTTTAGCTATTAAGCCACATTAAAAGTACAATTATATGACTTAAAATTTTTAAATATTTTAAACTTAAATTTGCATGTAGGTCAAAGATATCGGATGTTTATATCATGAAAACTTTGCATAAAAATTTAATTAATTTTAGTATATACATACTGGCTGCTTTTGTTTTGCTTTGGACTGGGTGCGCCACCTGCGAAACAACTATAAACCCTGTAAAAGTTCAAGAATATAAACCTTCCTATTTAAAAGGGTTTACATTAATTACAGACAGTGAAATGCCTGCTGTGGGTCGCATTACTGATTACGATGGTAGGTTAATTGGAAGCGCAACTCTTTTAGACTCACACCATATACTTACGGCAGGACATGTAGTAGATGATTCAGAATTCCACTGGTTTGAAACTAATGGAATGCGGTACTGCATAGATAGCATTACACTTCCCCCTCTATTTAAAATAGGCTCTATTTATATTCTTGATGCTGCTATAGCTAAACTATATGAACCGTGTTTAGAGGAGCCTATGCAGATCTGCACTAAAGATCTAGTTCGAGGAGAGTCTCTTACAGTCGTGGGTCACGGGGGAAAATACAGAAAGAAAAGCGACCTTAACACTTTTTGCTACTACGGTACTTTAAAAGAAGACCCTTTTTATATCAAAATGCTTTGCTACAAAGGAACTATCTGGTATGGCGATTCTGGCGGTCCAGTTTTAAATCAAAATAATGAAATAGTCGGAATTGTTTCTTCAATAGGCTTTATGCGAGGAGTCTTATATGAAAACTCCGCTACAAAAATAGAACGTATTGCCCCTTGGATAATTTTAGTACTTAAAAAACCAGACCAGTAAACGCTATTCCTTAGTAGCGCTGAGGGTGTAAAAATACCCCCTGTTTGTGTTATACATACATGCAGGATCTATAGGTATTCCAATAACTCTGTTGGACCACCAAAACAATGTAGATCCTTCAAGAAAGAGGAAACACATGAGTAACGACGTTACTGAAGATTCGCACCGGATCGCCTCGACGCTTGACCGCATGTTCCAACGTGCGGACTCGCTACCTGACAGTGCGGACCCCTGTACGGAGACTGCCTACCTATGGCATGGAACTCCATTCTCAGGACCCCACGGGTTGAATGTGCTGGATCATAAGTTGCCGATGACCTGCATCCGCAGTCTTGGCACGTACTCTCAGCTGGTGGAAGAAGGCGCTGATTCCGTAGTGGCGCTTCTTGGAGACCACGACATTCCATCTCAGTGGCACTGCAACTGGATATACCTTTGCGGCATAGGAGCCAGGAGATTTGTGGTTCAGTTCTTTACTCCAGGCTACGTGGAGAAGGTGGGCCGAGACGGGGATGAACCAATTCGCTTTCCTTACAAGATCGTTGGTCGGGGCTGGGTCACTGGTCTGCATGCCGGCACCAAGACTGACGAAAAGATGTACGCGATCGTGTACAAGGAGGTAAACGATAAGCAGGTTACTGACTCCAAGGGTGGAAAGGACCCGGTGTCCTAAGGATAAGGGATTTAGGTCAGCCACGGGGCTGACCTTTTTTTAGGTATTAAATAGGGGGGTATTTTAAGGCCTAAAATAGGCCTCTATTTGAGGTATATATACATGAAGGAAAGGTATAACTTTCAAACACACGTTTGAATACCTTTATTCCGTCGTGGTAAGCAGTTTTAAAAGTCTGCCCCATGCTGTAACAAAACTTGGAGACAATCCCATGCCGACAATCGGTAAAATTTTGGCAGTGATCGGAACGATCGCCATACTAATCGGAGCAATGCTTTTCCTCGTCTTCGCCGTCGAGATAGTCTTCTGGATCATCAATCAGGCCTTTCGCCTTGCCTACAGTGCCTACAGAGGCGCATGCCGGGAGGGGCGCAGGCTGATGAACTCAGTTAGAACCATCAAGACCGGCAAGTACGCCGGCCGCAAGGTCTATACCGTTAGCGATGGTGTCGAAGTCCTTGCATGACGCCAAAGTATAAGGGGTTTAGGTCAGCCACGGGGCTGACCTTTTTTTAGGTATTAAATAGGGGGGTGTCTCAAGGCCTAAAATAGGCCTCTATTTGTGCTATATATACATGATGGAAAGGCGTACCTTTCAAACACACGTTTGAACGCTTTTATTCGTCCGTCGTGGTAAGCAGTTTTAAAAGTCTGCCCCATGCCGTAATAAAACTTGGAGATTTGGCCATGAAAACTTACTGGGTTGTTAACGGAGTCGTCTACTGGACGTATTCTGAGGCCTTGGAAGCCATGAAAGGCTGAACAACGAAGGGCGGCTTAACAGCCGCCCTTCACTTTTTTTTTCAGTATTGAAAATAATCATGTCAACAGTCATCAAATTTCTCATTTAAGTCATTATTTAACAATATAAGGAGTATAAATGATAGACATTACGTATTCAAGAACCGGACTGCCGTGTATATGGGAGTCCGGCGGCGGTAGAACCAACTCCGGTCGCAGTCAAATAGTGTGCGATCGTAGCGGATTACCAATATCCCCCCTTTACATCAAACAAAGAGGCGTTTTGGCATGCGGTGAACACGCTCTTTTCCATGTGAAGCCCGGCACATATGTCATAGGGGCATCACGGCGTCACTCAGATTATGAAATATTAATCTATGTAGTGGAAGACAATCCGGTTCGATTAAATCTAGTCTACTCATACTGCCAAGGAGAGTGGGCTTTAGATCCTCCTGCCGAATTGGAAGACGCCATAGAGGCAGCAAAAAGGAAGACGACAGAGTACCACTGCCGTCGACCAGTTTACTTCAAATAATGCCCTAAAATAAGGGTTAAAACGTGGTATAGATATATACACCGGTCCTATAGGTATTGCTGGGCGTTCCAGAGTACCCAATAGGCCACATTAAGGAGATAGTGTCAATGAAGAAGACCCTTTTGTTCGTGTTGTCTGTGTTTCTCGCTATTGGACTACCGATGGTGCTGATCTGGGGAGCTTATCAGACTGCCGTTGCGGCGACAAATGCTCCAACAGTTCCGGCCATCCCGGTCGTCCTGGACTCAGGCGAACGCTGGTACGACCCATTCTCATGGGGATTGGATGAGGCTGCGGCAATCGCAACTCAACAGGCACAAGAAGCTGCCACCCGCACGACTAAAGCCGTGACGACGTGGACTAGCAGTATGTTCCTGCTGACTGGCCTTCTGGTTACCATTGCAGTCGGTATTTGGAGTGGAGTTAGAGAGCAATCGCAGCTCAAAAACTCCTGGCAGAAGTTTCGCATCGAGTCGTTAGGTGGTGAAATGACTTCTGGTTCAACTCCAAATCAAGTTCCTCCTAATTCGGAAGACACCGATACGGAAGAGCAAGACTCGGTAGTAGCTGGGAAGGCCGCAAAAAGCCATCCTAACCAGCGCCGCTGAGCCTGAGGTCGCAGACAAACCCGGGCGCCCTGTACAGGGCGCCCGGGCTCTCTTTTAACAAAACATTCTCGACTATGCGAGTATAAATAGGGTATTAAGCATAGTGCGTTCATATAAATCTACGAATTTATACTGAGGTTACTCTAGTCACAGCTTGAGAGCTACGAAGAAGTGAAACAACTTCGATATGCTCTAGTTTCACAAGACTCATGACTAACTAGCAGATGTAGTTCAGGGTCCCTACCTCTGTTAGAATTGAGGAACAATATGAGACCTTACATGGGCACACTGTGGGGAAACCCACAGTGTGCTTTTCTTTGGCAGTAATCTTATAGATTTACTTGAATCAACTAAGTTGCCGCCAAAAAGTTGCATACGTACCGATGTAACTAAAAAAATAAAGTATTAGCGGTACAAACACACACAGCATGTAGGTATTGCTGGGCGTTCCAGACTACTTATATGTGCATTTGGAGACAACAGCATGAATATCGTTAGGAGTATTTTTTCAAACATTGTTTGTTTCGGCATTGGCGTCATGGTTGCAAGTTTTTATGCGGCTTCGTCGGCAGCTACGGCTCCGTCGGCAGCTACGGCTCCGTCAGCAGCTGCGGTTCCATCGGTGGCTGTGGTTCCATCGGTGGCTGTGGTTCCATCGGTGGCTGTGGTTCCATCGGCAGCTGCGGTTCCATCGGTGGCTGCGGCTTCGTCAGCAGCTACGGCTCCGTCGGCAAATAAAACTTTGGCACCAATTCTGATGTTGCCTGATTCGAATACCCCTAAGATTCTTAATAGTCTTTCAGATCGAATCAGATCGGCAAATTCGGCAGTAAAACGCGCTGATGAGCGTTTGCAGTCACTGCAGGAAGATCAGAAAAAGTCGGTCAGCACTAGCCAGATTCTGACGGAACTAGTGCCCGTCTACTACGAAGAGGACTACTCAACTCTTTACGCAGAGGCGAAAACAGCAGGAGTCGAAATGATTCCTCATTTTGGTAACACCATAAAAACGGCATACACTTTAGCCAATAAAGAGAATATGCCGGAAGTTCGCATTGTGAAAATTGCCAAGGTTACCCGCCTTGGCAGCGCCTTCACAGTGCAAGTCTTGGACCAGTCCACCTTACACCTACCAGAGTACGAAGACCTCATCGAGTTTATCGCTACTAATGGTGGAAATTCTGAGACTTTGGAGATAATTCAGGTGGAACGCATAAATGATGAGCGCGAGCTTGAATCATTAGCGAACCCCACTTGGAGTCAGTTCTTCAAATGGTGGTGGAACAGCTGAGCAAGTACCAAGGTTGGGTGTCATCCATAAACACCATCTTTCTCGACTATGCGAGTATAAACGTTAGACAAGGGTCTAAGGTCATAGTACATCCCACATAGATCAGCAGGTCTGTGTGGGTGTGGGTTTTTAATCCCACTTCAGCTGAAGACTTAACCCACTTCAACGGCTGTGACAAAACCATGTGGGTTTAAACAGTAACCCACACAGATCGACAGGTCTGTGTGGGTTTTCAAACTTTCTCAAGAGGAGAACTGCTGCAGCAGGAAGAACCTCTACTCGACTATGCGAGTATAAATAGGTATTAGGCATAGTACATCCCACACAGATCGACGGGTCTGCGTGAGCTTTATTGCTAGATGGGCCCAGTTGTAAAGTGTGCACTTCTTTTCGAGCTCCTGCGAAGTAGAGCTCTCGACATTTTTGCCTAATTGCAAAAATGTTGATTTGCCACGTAGTGGCATAAAAACCCATAGGTATTCCATTGCGTAAATGGAACGCCAAAACAATATGGGTCTTGAAAGGAGTCCATGAAAATGGATGAAGCAGTGTTGACAGGAACGCTGGCGGTGTTGCCAAGGCTTTGGGATGCTTCGACGAAAGACCTTGAAATGCAGCTGACTGCGCAGGCAGCGGAATGTACTCGACAAGAGACAATTCTGCGTGCTGCACTGGAGCAGAGAGTTAAGCTGCGTCAAGAGGCCGAACGAGCACTCCAAGCCCTGATTTCTTGTCAATCTTCTAGGCGGTAACCTGCCTAAAGAAAATCTGCCCGAACACACCAGGAAAACCTCCTGGTGTGTTTTTTTTAGGTGTTAAGAATTGACAACC